CCCCACGCTCGAAAGGTTCGTCCTTTTTTTTTTCAGCGTTAAAGAATTCTTCACGCTGTCTACGCTCCTCTTCCATCTGCTGCATCTGAGCTCTCTGCTGGCGCTGCTGCTCCAAGAATGCTTCGCGCTCTCTCTCATAGTTAGCCAAGAGCTCCTGCTGCACAGACGTCCCATCAAAACCTCCATCCATCATGATAGACGTAATCTGACGGGGCTTATAGCCCATCTTTCCGAGCTTATCAATGTACTCGGTCTGACTGAGAGATGGCTTAAATCCACCCTCTACTTGCTGCTGTGGGGCATATGGGGCGTCACTCCCTACTGGGATGCTTTCGTTCTCTTCGTTCATGCTACAAATATAGTTATGATCTAGGTACGTTAGGCGTTATGCCTCTGCCTATTGAGTCCGCTCTAGCTACAACTGACTGAACGTAATTCTCCGCAGTCGCGTAGTTGTTATCCTTGAGGATTTGAATATACTCCTTTCCGTTTTTCGCCTCAAGAGCTGACGGGAAGTTCTGCTTAATAAATACGTTGTATGCTTTGAATCCTTCCTCTGGGGATGCAAAAGAAAGGAATGGCTCTCCAGGCATTGTAACTCTGTACTTTCCGCTAGCCGTCTTATCCTTCAAGACAACCCCGTCTCCAAACTCAGAAACAGCCGCTTGATACTCCTGCTCAGAGAGAACCTCTTCTGTAGGCATTCTTACTATATCGAACTCAATGCCAGCATCCTTGAGTGCCTTTTGAGTTTTTTCTGCGCTGCCAGCCTTCATTCCAAAGAAGTTATTGTGCTTGCTTGCGAGTCCAGACGCACCCCAGTCTCCTTCGAGTGCTGCTTGAGCTGCTACCGCTTCTGGGAATGGGTGCCCCATATCTCTGGCTACATCTGTCATCGCTTCAAAGGAGCTTACTTTTTGGCTCTTTGGTGCGTTGTACCCCTTGCCTCCAGGGGCATCAGCCACTTTAATTCCTTCGTAGTCAGGCGTGAGCGGGATTGGATCTATCTCATCAATTCTTACGCCTCTCTGGTCTGTAAACACAACCTGTCCGTCCTCAACCTTAGACCTTATTGAGATCTCGCGACCGTGCTCGTTTCTGTAGTTCGCAACGCTACGCTCCCAATCGTCTCTTCTGCTCTGAGGTAGCTGCTCTATAGAGGCGTGAGTCTCTTCAAACCCAAGCTCTATAGGCTTGCTAGTAACATCTCTATCTCTGTACGGAACCTCCTCTGGCTTGTTGTCGCCCTGAAGCATTTCAATCAACCCCTTTGGGTCGTTAGGATCGTACCCAAGTGCTCTTCCAGCTGGATTGTTGAACACGAAGTTTCTAGATCTTGCTTGCTGGGCGTCTCTTGCCTCTTGCGTCATGCCTTGCTCCTGAGCCGCATTGTCGGCTCTAGTCGCTTGATTGTCAAGCGTATTTTGAAGCAGTGGTGACGTTCCGACGAGAATTGTGAGCCTGTCATTGATGGCGTTTATCTCCTCCTTATCGGACCCAGTCGCCGTGTTAATGTTCATAACACCGTCAATAAGCTCTTGAGGAGTCATTCGGACTATTTGGTCTGGAGTGTAATATCTAGCAGCAATGGCATTAACCCTGTTGCTCATTCCTTCCCATTCTGTTATAGTCTCTTGATCCTTCTCTTTCTGTCTTTCAAGCTGTTGACGATTGTAAGCATCTCTAAAGTAATCATCATCCCCGACAGGTGCTGCAGGGGCATTGGCTGCTTCTTCAAGGATTGAAATAGAGCGAGCTTGCCTGTCTTCAGCCAGAACTGGAGCCATATCTACGTCCTGCATGATGTACTGGAAGATCTCCGACTCCTGAGTTCCAGGGACTGGAGCCTCTTCACCTATCTCGGTGAGATATATGGTTCTGTTCTCGTAAGTAGTAGTTGAGGTGCCCTCATCAAAACCAGTTCCCTGAACTTGCTTTGCCTGACGAACGGTAGCTACCAATCTTCCATCTGGAGCATATCCAGCCCCTGTAATCTCATAATTGCCGTCTGCACTTTCTACCCCTGGTACAATGCTACCAGCCAGCTTAAGAGGGGTTCTAAATGCGTTAATGTTGTAATCCTTGGCTGGGCCCGTTGATTCTCCAGGAAGGTTGTCATCCTTGGTTCCTGGAACGCCTTGACCGTTCCTAATAATCTTAGGGTTTGTTTGCTTCCCTCCGCCTGAAGAAGCCTTTGCTCTCTCTGCTATAGTGTGCTTAGATTCTTCAACAAACAGCTCTTCTCCTTGTCTAAGGGCGTCTCGAATAAGCTTTTCTTCCTTGGTAAGCTCTGATGAAGGCACATTAAATGTTCTGTTTCCTTCGTCGTCGTAAGAGACCCCGTACACCTTGTCCATGTCGAACTCACCAGCCTCAAACTGACGCTTCAGCTCATCGTCCATGTATGGGATAAGGTTTCTTGACTCAAGGCTCTGCAGGGTCATGTTTCTTACCGCATTTCCTCCTGACTGTCCGTTGGGGTTTATGCTAAGGATGTCGTCAACGTACACCTCTCTGGCGTCCTTCTCGTTCCAGTGTCCAAGGCGCATATCAATCCTAGCCATAGTTGACTCGCTCTTTGCGTGACCATCTATGCCTCCAAGGTCGTAAGCTTCACTCTCTACGGTCCACGCTGATGGGTCTACAAGCCTTTCGTCTTCGTCAATCCCCATCATTCCTCCTTGACCATCTGCTACCATCACCTTGAAGTCGTCGGTGATGATAAGCTCCCTGTCGTACATCTTGTCTCTTTCTGCGACATCCTGTATGCTCGGCACCTTAACCTTCTGTCCAGCAGGGAGGGCTGAGTTCATTGCTTCAAGCTCACTTCCAGTGGCATTATACGCTTTCATGTATTCGCCTCTGAACTCATCGTTTTGAGCCTTAGCGTTTTTCAGGTAATCATAGGTTCTTTTGAAGTCCTGAATAAGCTTAGATGCCTCGACTGGGTCGTTAATCTCTCTTATTTGCTGAGCGAGCCTATCTGAGTATTCCTTCATACCCTTGGCTATGCCAGGACCACCAAGAGAAGCAACGTCATAAGTTGAGAGAGTGTTGAGGTCATTGCGCATCATCGTCTGAGCGTTCTCATACTGTCTCTGAGCTTCTTTTCTTTTGGCCTGAAGAGAAGCGTCTGCAGACCTTATTGCTGCAGCTATGCCAGCTCCTTGCTGTGCAACCACCTGCTGTTGAGGCCCTCCAGCTTGAGAGGATCCCTGACCTCTCTGTCCTATTGGTACGTACATCAGTCTTTAAATTGAGGCTTAGACAGAAGCTCCTTCATAAATTCGAGGAGTCCTTTTTCATCGCCCTTTTCAATTAATTCTTCCATTGCTTGGGACTGGTCTGGGTTAAATACTAATTCACCACCCGTAAGCTCAGCTTCTTTCTCTCCGTTCTCTTCGTCAATCACAGCCTTCTTGTTCGTGTCGTGATTAAACTCACCCTTGGTCTTGAATCCTTCATCAGCCATGTATCTCATGCCAGCTTCGGCCTTGATTCTACCTCCGTATTCGTTTTCAGTTTCGTCGTCGACACTTCCGCCTGGATTGCCAGGCTTGTAGTCCTTAAGGAGTGTGGCCAGAGCAGTAGCTGTCTGCGCGCCGCTTGCTGTAGCTGCAGGCCCAGCAGCAGCACTTCTTTCTGCAAGATCAAGCAAAGTTCTTCTGCCTTCGTCAGCTCCAGCAGCACCTCTCTCCATGATCATCTGATCAAGCGCAGACTGGAAGTCCTTTTCTTTTTCTGTGAGTGCAGCGCGTTTCTCTTCAGCGCCAGCCTTCATACCTAGGGCACGAGCTCTTGCGGCATCATCTCCAGCTCCAATTTGCTCAAGCGTGTTAAGCAATCCAGCAGCAGACCTAGGGTCTCCAGACTGAAGGGCCGACACGACATCTCTTCTTTGCTCCTGAGTTCTTCTGTCTCCAGCAGCAAGCAAGGCTTCAGCAGCCTCCTTTTGGCCTTGGATTGAATCCTCTGTGGCTTGCGTTACGGCAGGGCGAGAGCGAAGCTTTTCAAGCATCTTTTCGTATGCTTTCTTGCCTTCGGTTTGTTGCTCAAGTGCAGCGGCTCTTCTCTCTTCTATGCCAGCTTCAAGGCCTTTCTTCGCTCTGCTTCTTTCAAGAGCTCCTGCGCCTACGGTGAGGGCTGTCTTACCGAGCTTCTTAGCTTGGTCGGATTTCAGCCAGTCTCCTATCTTATCCCATGGAATGTCTGCCATAACTGCAAAAATAATAAATGTTAGCTATTGTGGTCTAATGTTGTTGGTTCAAAATCAACGTTGAAAGCGTGTACCTCGAAGTCATGCTCTTGAGGGAACAAAACAGACACGTCAGCAAACTGACCTTTTGGTTGATCTGAGTTTGTGTCTCTGTACGCTATGAGAACTGCACTTCCTTCTGAGAGGTTATGCGGTACATCGACGAAGTAACCTCCATTGTAGTAAAGCAGAATTTTTGAGGTGCTAGCTTCCGCTTCTGGGTTGGTTCCTAGGGCCACGCCTGATTCCTTTACAAGTCTAGCGTCCCCACCACTAAAGTGAGACCTTGGCCCACTGATCTTTACGTATGCTCCTGACCCTTCTACACCAGGATCAAAGCCGAAGTATTGAATGAAATCTGCTGATTCCACTAGTCTCTCTACAGTTCCTACTGGCTGAACTCTTGAGTTCGACCTATACTCCTCTGTACCTTTTACCCCTCCGTACAATATACCCCCTAAGCTTTTTAGCTTGTTAAGTACAACTCTTTTAGTCCATCCGTTGCCAGCCCCATTGTTTACAATGAATGTGTTAAAGGTGGCTGCGCCATTAGGGTCTGCGGGCCAAGATAAAAGATCGGGAGACTCAATGGAGAAGGACTTGTAAATCTTGTTTACTGACGGGTTAGCGTTGAAAGAGAAAGACACCCCAGAGCTTACAGGATCGCACCCATAGAAACTGTTGTTGGTTGTAGCGTTTTGATCATGCTTCCATAAAATCTCTGCTGACGAAGTAGATACAGGGGCGGAAATCATGTGGTCTTTAATCCAGCCAAAGCACGAAGAGGTGTAGCTGTACCTGCTTACCCACTCATTAGAAGCGTTATTAAAAGCTATTGTCTCTCTCATTCTTCAGGAAAGTTAAAGGTAACGGCATCGTTAGCCCCCAGGAAGGTTTGCTGGTCGGCAGCTGGGTCAAACGTATTCCCAAACACGGTCAAGAACCTTAGCAAATCTTGAGTAGATATAGCCCCATCGTTGATGTTGGCGTTGAGTTCAGGATCATCAATTTGCCCAGGGCCAGCAGCCAAGTCAAATAGCTGTTCAGCACTAAACCTACTAAGTATTTCGGACAGGTCTATAGTAACGCTATCTGGGTATACGTACTCCACAACCGTCTCGGTCGGCCCTCCGCCGCCGCCGCCAGTATCTCCAGTGCCCTCAAATGCGTTGTCACCACACGTGCCTTCTTGCGTGTTCTGATTATACACACTGAGGATGTAAGTGTCGTTGTATGGGTCATATCCGCCCACAACCTTGATCTCACCCATCCCAGCATCCCTATCAGCCTCCGCTTGTTCGAACAGCTTCTTAAAGTAGCTCTTCATGTTGATATCAGAAACTACTTGAATGCCGTTCGCAGGGTTGAACTTGTACACCTGCCTGTTGCTCTTGCTCGCGAAGTAAACAGTGTTCCCGATGTTGCACACAGATTCTGGGTTGTCGTCACACCCGTAGTTGCCAGCATAGTATCTCTCAGTGCCAAGCACCTGTCTTGCAGCCACAAGAGTCTCAGAACCACCTCCGTCAGTAATAAGGTTTCTATTTACAGGGATAGAGCTGCATCTGTTTGACTGAATGACGAATATTGAATCGTCATTGTTAATCATGTAGTTGATATCGCCAAACTCAGATGGCAAGTCCTTGAACTGTGCCTTCGCTGGGTTAAATGATGTCAAAGACATGATCTTAGACATAGGGTTGTCCTTGTCTGAATACGTAATAGAAGCTGACTTTACAGATCGCTCAACATCTGGGAGAACAATCTTTGGCTTTCCCTTTGCCCATACATCAGAGTTTCTGACTTTGTCGCTAAATGATTGAGCTTCAATGTTGTATGGGAAAAAGTTTGGGCTAGATGACTCTTCTTCTATAATAGATTCAAAGCTTCCAGACTTAACCTTCTGGAAATTGACTGGAGCTGTCTTCCACCAAACATCTCCGCCGCTAATTGTCTGAACACCTCCGAAATTGGAGATGTCATATGTTGGCCCAATCTCGTAGTACACGAGGCTTTCTTCGTCGGCGGAAAGTTTAGGCGAGTATATCTCTACGACGCACCTCTTGTTCCAGTTGTGTATGTTCGAGTTTGGGTCGTTTTCTCCATTAGCTACTTGATCGTATGTAAACCCAATGGCGTTCAAGTTATTTTCAAGAACCAAAAATGACCCAGTCTTAGCTTTGTGGGGTATGTTTCCGTCTTGGTCAACATCGTAAAGAGGATTGTCAGCCCCAGTAGAAAGGGTTACTTGATCGACGATGTTAAACTCATAATCAGAATCTAAGAATATCCTAGACTCTCCAGATGGGTTTTCGTAATAAGATATTATACGAAGCCTGTCTCCATCTCGATATGTGTATATGTCGCTAGATCCATCAAGACCTCTTGCCCCATAAGATTTAGCATAAGAGGCCGTGTCGTGCTGAAGGTAATTAAGGGAGACATATATGTTTCCAGAAGACTCATCAGAATCTTGCGCCCCCACAAAAGCCCCGCCTACCGAGTACTGAACAAACCTAGACATGGTTGTGTTTCCGCTGTAAACGAACCTGAATTTTGTAGCACCACTCGGGGGTGTACCAGTAAGAGTTACGATAATATCTGAAACCTTTCCTTCAAAACCGTCTGTCCTGTCGCTAAACCAAGGAACGTAAACACTTCCTATTGGATTTACATTAGAGCTTCGACCTCTTCCGTCATAAAAAACAACCCCAAAAGCATGGCTTGCTCCAGCTTTAAATGTTTGACCCCCACCAATTCCTGGGGGTATAACTGACATCAATGCGTTTACCCCAGACGAGTTAGACAGCTGATTCTCATATCCAGTCGAACTACTTTCGTGTGGAAAGTCACCGAAGTAGAATGAACCGACTCCGTACCAGCAATCGGAGTTGATGTGTGGGAGGTAGTCATAGTTGAATCCAGACTTAAGGTGAATAAACGGCATAGATGACGTAGCCTCAAGATTTTGAATGGCAGAAGATGTTGCGCCGTAGTTACCTCTAGCTACGACAACTTCCGCTCCAGAGCTGTCATTCATTATAGCCGCTGGGCCTTTATAGTTAAACTCATTCGCGGAGTTGCCTTCATTTGAATTAGTTGTGTAAGCAACCATTATATTGTTGCTCATGGCAGGACCATAGATGCCAGCCAGTGGTTCTCTTCTTGGGACTACAGTGCTTTCAATGTCTCCGTCATCTAACCCGATAAGAACAGCACTTCCAACCTGACCTATTCCTCTCCCGTCGTCTTCGGCTCCAGGTCCATTGAGCCCAGGAAGCAAGTAGTTGTCGTAAAACGAGTTGTCGTCAACTCCTGATCCGCCTGGACCTCCTTTGCCGTCCATAAGCGAAAAAATAGAAGTGCCATTTATGTTCTCACCCTCAAAAAACTTTACTTCTCTGCCGCTGGTTTCATAGATATTTACGTGTTGGTTTGAGTAAAACAAACCGCCTATAATGGTCTTCCATGGAGCTTCTATCCCAGGAAAGCTTTCTGAAGCCCTGAAAACGTTTTCTTCCCGCAGAATCCTCATGCCTTCTACAGGATGATCAAAAAACCCATAGGGCGTATCAACTTCAGCCCCAAATGTTGGTATGGCATCCTGGGGGTAAGAGTTAAACTCTATGTTGTGAGACATACCCTTTGCGGCAAAGTCTGGATTGTTCTGAAGACCTCCAAAGTTGTTTCCCTCGTAGGAGAATGGGAAAAAGCTATACTCTCTGAAGTCCGCGTTTCCGAACAATACCGACTCGTTTACTGCTGGTATAGAATCGTTGCCAGCAGCATTCCACGGAGCCAAGCAGTACCATCTTGCACCTGGAAGAGGGCGTCTTATGCAGGTCAGAACAGCTTCTTCGTCTACTGGAACGGTTATCTCTTTAACATATATGCCAAAACGGGCCCTTGGCTTGTCATTCGACTCAGACACAGTGACGGCTTCTCCTGGGCTGTACTGATTCTGAGCAAATTCTCTCTCTTCAAGGTATCCCTCATCTAAAAAGACGCCAAACTTGACCGTAGCTTTATTCAGTATAATGAATCCTTTTACTATGTCTGCTACGAGAGAGTTATCTGCCTCTGGCCCTCGCCCTGCTTCCAAGAGTTGACCGACCGCTACACCATTGTCGACTCCATCTGGAGTAAATCTTGACCCAACTGTAGATATGAGCTTAGCGAGAGACGAGGTCTCCTTAAAGGAAGAACTGTTCCTCAGCCCAAGGTCCACCTCATACTGAAGCTCCTCATCGGCAGGATATGAAATGTTGTCCGCAAGGGTGGCCAACTCTGAGCCTTCTGATGCTTCTGCTCCAGAAATAATCAAAGATATAGCTCTTACCACTTGCTGCTTCGTCAAGTCTGAGGCAGCGACAAAGGAACAGCGAACTGTAAAAGGCTTCCCCTGAACTATAAGAGGGTGTCCAGCACTGGTGCCAAGGCTAACGCCCTCAACCTCACCTATTCCAGCGCTCTCCGTCTCCATGTCGAAATACTTCCACTTGAATTTATCATCTGCGCCATAGGCTCCGTCCTCAAGGAAGCTTACCCCTACTCCCGTAGAGCAGATAGCTGGAACTCTTTTGAAAGCATCAAACTGTTCTCTAATGAAGTCGCCTCCTGACTTTTTCATACTCTGCCAGAACAGCCCCTTTGGGTGGCCCGTGACGGCGCTATCTCCAAGTCCAGCGTTAACGACAGGATGTACACCAGCTGCCCAGTCATCTATCGTTCCTATGCCATTCTGACTAATGCCCTCTAGGGAAAAGTCTTCACCCATTTGTGGGCTTTGGTGGTATGAACGTCTGGAGTTGTATACGTGAAAGTTTTGCTTTGGGCTTACTGTAAAACTAAACGATATGAAAGACCCCTGCTCCATTGTGTTGTCAAGCTGAGAGGCATCTATCGTAAAGCCCATGTTTTTATTTTGAGCGCCATCCTCTGGGTCCCAGGGGCCTGGAGATGGGCATGTAGACGGCAAGACGTTAAGTTCATAGCTCTTGAAATCTGAAGGCCTTTCAGAGGGCGAAGGAACCATTGCAGAATCAATTTCTACGTTGTCGAACCCGCTTAAATAATTACCGTAAACAAGCCTGTTGTCTATAATTGTCTGAGCCTCAACTCTGTACGGAACATCATCAAACTGTTTTGTCTGTACGTCAGAAGGAATAGCTGAGTTAACAGAGGTGTTCAGGAACCTATAAGATATAGGAGCGTCTTCATAGTCAAATTCATCAACCATAAACCAAGACCCAGAGTCGCCCCTTCTCGCTAACAGCTTGACACTGTTTATTTCCGAAGACATGTCATCATTAGGTATGATGAGGTCTATAGCGTTTAGCTGATTTAGATAAGATACATCACTAGATCCTGTGTACCTCAAGTATCCAGGTGGCACAAATATGTTTGAGTAAGCAGATATTGCGCTTTCAGACCCATCAATGTATACGTTTTGATATGCAAACTGAAAGCCTTCAATTCCCAAAAACTCATTTGAGTTAAACGAAGTTTCATTCTCCCACCCTCCAGAGCTTGACTCAGTGTCAGAGGTTATGGGCGTTTGAGGAGTGTTGGCGCACACAAGAACAAAGTCGTAGTAACCGCTTCCGCTGGAGTCGTGGTCGCCTTCCATGGCTCGGAGTACGTTAATCTTCTTTGGTTGAGACTGATTGTCTGTAAAGAAAATAAACGGCACATCCTCGTAAAGCGTCTCGTCTTCTGTTATGTAGTTTCTCTGGATATACGTAATGTCGGCCTTTACAAAGGCGTCAATACCGTAAGTGAGAAGAGTTGAAGTGAAGACCTTCTTAATCCCATTCTTTTCAGCGCCTCCAGGAAGGTACCCATCAGGGTCGTAAGCATAAATACCGTTTGGTCCGTCCTCTTCATAAACGAAGAAATAGATGACGTTGTACTTATCGCACATCACCTTTCCGACCACGGTCTTGTTCGTTCCAGTAAACGAAGAATACCCTTCATTAAGAGGTGTGTTGGACTTCAGCGGCTTCAGTACGCCAGCATTTCCTCCACCACCTCTAGTGTCCTCCGATGTGTTGATGTTGATTGCATCAGACATCTCATCTGGACCGAGCAGTCTTGAATCAGCGGACTTGTTCAGCTTTCTTGGATACCTCTTTTCAATCATTAGTACTTAGGTACAAGTTTGAAGTTCTTTCTCGTGATTCTCATCGCCTCGTCCTTAGAGAAGTTCGTGAGTCTTCTGTTGGCCTTGCGTCGCTCGTTGTAGTACTCAGATCTAGCTCTGGCCTTTTCATTGGCGGGAACAGTAGACTTTCTTTCACACAGCTTGTAGTAGATGTATGCTCTGAGAGCCTCCTCAGCGTATATGTGAATAACGGGGTTGGTGGATCTAGCTTCGTCAGCTACGTACTCCATGACAACCTCACTGAAAGAACCATTAGTGTCTATCTCTATTCTATTTTGGTCAAGGTTGATTCTGTACTCACCCTCCTTGAACCCTCCACCCATTCCGTACAATCTACCAAGAGACCCGTTGTATAAGTAGTTCTCAAAGACGTACTGATCGTAGTCGTCAGCCGTGTTGAGGTCCTGAGCAGTAGATGACTTGGAGTCTTGTCTATTTAAAATGAAGTTTGCCTCGATTGGCAAAGGACCTTCCTCGCTGTCGGAGGTAGAGGTGCCTGAGACCTTTCTTGAGTAGTTCAAATGCTTGTTTTCACCAAACACACGAAGGACTCCCTCAGAGTCCACAACGCCAAGCTTAATCATGTCGACGTAATCATCAGGTATAGCAACAGTGTTGTTATCCTTGTTTATCGTCAATTTAAGGCTCTTAATTCGACTAACGACGTCAAAGCCAAGCTCTCGTATACCTCGCAGCGCAAAGTTCCTTAGAGCAGCGTCAGAAGCGTTCGCAGTGAAATCTTCTGAATCTGTAGTTATCTTGAAATCATTGATTACTTGGCTAAGGGGCACGTAGTTCATACCCGATGCCGAAACGTCCTGATAAGCCATTAGTTAGTTTGTGTTTGTCCGTACTGAGACAGCACAGCGTCCCTGAGTCTAACGCCAATCATCTTGCAGATCTCGGCGATAACATCACCCTTGAATCTCTCTGGAAGGTCAAAGTCCCTTGAGCCAATAAAGTCTGGAGTATAGAAGCCGTCTCCAGCGACTGAAGACACCTGAAACCTTGGTGAAGACCCGTAGTCACAGTCACCCTTAACATATGGACCGTTATTAGCTGGTATTCTTGAGGCTGGCTGTCTGTAGTAAGTCATGATGACGCTACCGACGTCAGTAGGGAACACCTCGATGCTCTTAGATACGAGCGCCACAGGGAACAGCTCAGTAGGCGCTGATAGGTTGCTAGATACGATGTGAGACATCTGATCTGGCCTGTAAACCAGTTCGATAGGCGTTCTCTCATCACCCTCAACTCTCAAAGAAACAAGCTTGTAGAAATCGTCAGGCTTTCTAAACAAGTTAGAGTCGCCAGTCAGATTTGGGTCGTTAGACCGATCAAGCTTCTGTTCCTTGATGTATTCTGACAGATCGTCCTCAACGCCTCTGTAAACGGACTCTGCTGCCCCTGGATCGCGCTGTCCCATACGCAGGGCCTTAGCCTGAACCAGTTCACCCAATATGCCTGCAAATACGTTCTGTTGAGCTACGTCAGCGAACGAATTGAATACGGCTGGCGTAACGAAACCTTTTTGGTCTTTGTTAGCCAATTCACGCACGGCGTTATATACTTCTATTACGCTGATCATATCGCAAATATACAACAAAGAAAAAGGCCCCTTTCGGGGCCTTCTCTTTATGCTAGGCGCTCAAGCCGATCTTCTATATCGGCAAGGACGGAAGATCCTTTCTCAGTGAGACAGAATCTGCAAAGAACGTCCGTTGGGTCTTGTCCAACAGGTACGCTTACAATCATAGTGTTTGAATCAAACCATCTGCAAGAGTCCTTTTTCAACGCAATGATCTGATAATCAGACGCTTGCTTAATAATGGCTCTAGTGCGAACGGTTGGCGAGTCAAAGGATTCGATAAACTCCTTGGGCTTGCTTTTAGCGATACGCAACAAGTTGTGACGAATCTCCGAGGTAGGGGCGTTGATGTTCACCTTGAAGTACAAGGCAACCGCCAACAAGTCCGTAATATCCTTGTCGCGAACCATAGCAATAGCATCCGTAACCAAGAACTCCTGATCGAGCTCCTTCTGAGCGTCAACCTTCTTGTTCACCTCTTTGAACTCAGAGCCACCGTTGGCAACATTGCCTGGGTGCAACTGCAAGAACTTCAGCAGGTTAGGCTGGTCTGGGTTGACGAAGATGCGACCGTTACGGAAGATAACGGACTTCTTCATGGCCTTGTCTCCCTGCTCATCACTCCAGATGGAATTTTCGTTAGGACAGTACCGCAACTCGCGAACCGAGTTGGTGTCCTTGTCAAACACCGTAACTCCTTGCTGAGGCAACATATAGACGATGCCTCCGCCTTTCACCACTTTGTATTCAACAGTTTTCTTTGCAGGTTCCTCTACTCGTCGAATAGGCGGGGCCTTAGGCTTCGACTTAGCTACTGGAGCTGATTCAACAACAGAGGTCTCTACCTCCTTTGGTTGGGCTTTAGGGCGCCCTGGGGCCCGTCTGGTTTGTTGTGCCATTAAATTAAACTTTGTATAGATTGAATAAATCAGTTGCTAATTTACTACAAGATGTGGAACCGATGTCTTTGGGTATTACGCCGAACCTAGCAATCCTCCCAACAAAGGATCCTGTTGTAATGTCACCCACGGTTCCGAGCCTTTCTATCTTAAGGTCTCCGTCCGTCAAGAAATCTGTGTTCTTAGAGTAATACTGACTCAGCTCTAGGTATTTTGCGGGGATAGCTCCAACTAAGTCTCCATTCTTGTTGTACATGTAGAGGTTTTTATCTACATCTCTTCTAACCACAAATGCCTGAAGCCTTTCTTTTCTCTCTGCGTCATTGATGGGGTAGACGAAGTTTACTGAACCGTCGTTTTCATTGGTTACATCAGTGAAAGCTGGTTCCCCAAACCTGTAGTTATGTCTGACAGAGAACCTTCCAACTGCGGTAGGCTTGGTTTTTGTTATCTGACCGTCGCTGTTTGTTACTGTTTGACCTAGTGTAAATCCCACACACTCTCCATCTCCGTCTCCGTAGATAGGATACGCCTGCTTTGAGTGATATGCGACGTACAGTGTATAATCGTTTGTAACTGTAAGCGTGGGAATGACGAAGTGATCAGCAGCCGCAATACTGGCGGTTCTGTGAGAAACCTCAGAGTCAGACGCATAAACAGTTGGTGCCCCTACATTGGTCCCTATGTCGTAGGTGTTGCCCCCTGTCCCATCGTTGTTCCACGAGTTAACCTCGTGACCCACAGTCTTGGTGTCAAGGTCTGTGTGATTGTAGTCTACGATAGGCTTGTTGGCAGCAATACCAAAGTCTATCTCACCGATCACGTTTGATGTCACATCAGCTCCAACGGTGCCTGTGCTACCAATGAACGTCTGAGTGCTGACTTCACCTGTAATCCTTTTTATAGGGTTGATGTGAACCTTAGACTCAATCTTACTGTCGTAAGACACGGGGGAGAATGTAGACTCTTGATCTACAGCGTCGAATCGCATGACAGATCTACCCCCCTCACGAGAGATAAACGCTAGGATAGACTCTATGAGGTCTACCTCCTTGCCAATTTCACAAGGAATCTTTACTGAAGTCTTCTCAAGGGACTCACCGTCTGTGAGGTTGCTCTCTTCGTACTTAGTGGCCCCGTTGAAGGAGAGCACGATGTGGCCTCTGCCCGCGCTTGCAAACGCTAGGCTGTCGGCAGGAAGAGCGAGAACACTAAGGCCTTGGCCGCTGTCCGATGCAGTGACACTAGAGACGTTGATCTCTTCCTTTCTAAATAAGAAAAACTTTTTCATGAAATTAAAATAAAAGGGGGGTAAGGGCCATTCCCAGCCCCCCGATTATCGTGAGTGTTACGAAGCAGTGGTTGCTGATTCACCTGAGAGAAGAACCCAAGCAGATCCATTCCACATTGCCAAGCATTGTTCCCCTTGACTATCGAGGGAAACTACATCAACGTCATCGTTAAGAGCCGTTGTAAACGTAATGTTTGCATCGTTGTCAGAGGAGTTCTTGTTAACTATAACCATCATTTGACCTGGAATAGTGCCGTCGGCCACAGTGTACGCAACGTCATCTGACCCAGGGTTTACGATGTTGTAGCTTGTAGTGACGGGCAAAGCTCCTGCAGCGGCAGTAGTTACAGCGTCAGCATCCAAGAACAACGGAAATACGTGCTTATCTGAAAATTTTCCAGCCATGATTAAAGGTATTGTGAAGATCAGAGCGAGAGCCCGAAGGCTCTCACTCGTCACTTCAGGTTAATTATCCCTTGATGATTACGTGCTGGTTGGCAGCGCGAGTAACCAAGTTGATTTCAGAGCGGTAGTGGAACGTAGCAACGTCCTTACCCGTGTCACCGTTATTGTTGTGACCCATAACTCCGCCACCAGTTACCCAGTGCTCCAACTCACGGCTGTAACCGTTAGAAGCCTTGTAGTTCATCTCCAAAGCAGGAGCCTTCGTGCCTGAGCGTGGGTCCGTGACTTGCGTCATTGGAACCATAGCGCCTTGGAACTTGTTTGAAGCGCCCAACAACGTTGGATCGTTCAAGAGCTTCCAGTCGTGCTTGTGGAAGGTGTAACCACCTCTCGTGAATGACTTAAAGCCGAGCTTGACAGCCAAGTCAGAGTCGTTGTTAAACGCTCCGAACTGACCAGACAAACCAGCCGTCACCTGCGTAGCGATGCCTGCAGCCAACATGTCGTCGATAGCGAGGTCTTGCTTTCTGTTCAAGTACATAGCGTACTCAGCAGGAGCGCCTTGCTTGTCCAACTCGATGATGATGTCGTCGAAGTTAGAGAGCGTCAATGGAGCCGTTTCAGCGCCAGTAACAACCAAACCTCTGTCTTCAACAGCAGTGAAGTAACCTTCAGAACCAGCGACGTCAGCGCCAGTTGATTGACCTCCGTCGTGCAACTCACCGAAGAGCATCATCATTTCTCTGCGGTCCTCGAAGCGCTTACGAGCCTCTTGCTCACCGTACATGAACCATCTGTAGTCACCGTTGCCGATGTTCACGTAACCGACGTTAGTCGCTTGTGAACCATTGACTTGGTAGCGATCCTTGATGATCATGAATGGGTTCTTGTAACGCTTCAGCTCAGGCTGCATGAAGTGCTCAGGCTGATCGGTTCCTTGTGCGTACAAGTTGCCCAAAACGACAAATTCAGTAGCAGTAGAAACAGTATCAGCAGAGCTCAATGCCTCGCCATCCAAACGAGCCAAAGTGATAGCGTTAACGTCACCGCCAGTTGCGGCTCTGTTGTCGTTCATAACGATGTAACGAACTCCAGTAGAAGTGTTCATAACGACGTCACGAGTCTGGAAGAACTTAGAGGTTGCAGGGTCGTCACCAGCAGCTGCGGTTTCATCAACTGAAACTTCAAAGTTATCAGTCGCACCAGTAGCGTCACCGCCACCTTCAACAGCATCAATGATAAACGTTCTGTGACGACGGCCTTCTTCGAAGAACTCAACTTGGTCAGCGCTTCCAGCGTTCTTGACAGCACCAGTGAGCTTCAGGAAGCCCGTGATGCCTTGGTCGCCGTAAGACTTGATCAAGAGGTCTCTTACGTCAGGCTTGTTAATGTCGTCTGCGCCCGTCAACAAGTCGTTGAGCGAGGTGTACTTTTCTGGAGTGAGTCTAAACGCTGGGTTGTATGCGCTGTTTGCTACACCTCCAGTAGGAGTGCTTGGGCTTGTAGCCATAGTTTCTTAGTTTTTAGATGTTAAAAGTCATCCGACCTCCATCTCCCATGATTTGTTTTAGTTGGGATATGACGGGGTCAGCATCTTGATTTGTTTGTCCGACCTGAGGTGTCTGTGACTGGACATTGGCCGCCTTATCAACAATGCCTCTTTGACCATCGCCCATGCCCTGCCTGTAAGCAGCAGAAACAATTTTGTCGATGTTGTCAATGACGGCTCTGTGAGAATTGAGCATATCGTAATCCCAGCTACCATCCTCTCGGACGTAAGGATCGAAGTACTCGTCGAGACGAGCGTTTTTATCTACAAGCTGAGCCTTGTAATCATCATCAAGACCAAACGTAAAGGTTTTGTCGCCACCCAAGTCAAACTCTAGACCCGTCATGGCGTCCACCTCAGTGGCCATGTTTTTAATCCAAGTCTCGTCAATGATGTTATCTGCTACAGATTCTGAACGCTCAGGAGCCATGTATTCGTTTCTCATCGTCTCGATGTTCGATTTGGCCTTCTTCGCATCAATCTTCATCTGAAGCTGCGACATCCGAATCTCGTCCTCTGAATAGAGGTCTGGATCCAACTTGTATTTGCTATTGACGAGCATGTTGATTTCGTCAGAAGTAAGGTCTGGATACTCCGTAGCGAGGTCTACACGAATAGCAGTAGAATCGTCCATCTCGGACGGATTCAAACGCTGGTATGCGAACCAATCTTCAGGAGCTCTTCCCGTTTCTTCTACAAAGCGAGAAATCGCTTCAACTCTCTCGTCAAGAGCGGTTTGTTGAGGCTGAGACAAAGCGTCGAAGTCGTTAATCTCTCTACCGAGCCTCTCGCTCAGGTAAGTGAGGACAGCGTCTTCGATGTCTTCATCAGCATACTCAGGTTGATTTTCTTGTTGTTCAGCCTGAACCTCTTGTTGTGGCTCAGTTGGAGCTGCGTCTGGGTCTACGTATTGAGACTCCTGAACTGGCTCTGGAGATGACTCCTGAGTCTGTTCTTGCGCGGCCTCCTGGATTGGATTTTGAGGCTCTTGTTGAGTCTCACGATCCATGCTTGCTTGCAACTCCTCTGGAGAGGAGGCAATCTCGAAATTGGTGATGTTTGTTTCTTCCATCTTAATTGAATTTTGATTTCTTATTTAGTTCCTCCTACGTAGGCAATCCCTTTAGCTGTTCCATCAGTGGCAACAGAAAGGAACTTCCCGTAGATAGTCATTCCAGCCTTGAGAGCCAGCGTAGTGGCTACAGTGCTCTTTACTTCGTAAGCACCAGCGACTATATCAAGGTCGGCTCTTTGCAACTTAAACGTAACGTCCGTGCTGCCCCCTATCAGATCCTTAGACACCGTAAGGGTATCGCCAGGTCTGTAGTCCTTTCCTATGGTTTTTATTGCGGCTGCCGTCACAGCTCCACCAGCAATCGTAATGCCAACCTGACCTCCAGTTCCGTACCCGTCAGTGGTCGGGGTCAAAATAAGGTTTGTTACTGTGTCACCATCTGTCGTGTTTGTCTCGATAGACCCGAAGATGCTTGTGTTAAGCGCAGAAAGAGGTGAGATGATATACTTGATATCATCGTATGTAGAGCTATCGGCATCTCCAGCAGCAAAAAGCTTACTCATGCCGTACCCCTTGAAGGTGACGTCCCCAGCAACAGTACACACAAACGAGCTGAACAAGCGAGTGCTATCGGTAGCAGTGTCGCTCGCATCCAGCTTGTAGATGGTTTGTGGGAATTGATCTCTGAGTCCGCTCATTATCTGTAAGCTATGAATTTGCCGTTGGTTCCTGCAGAAACGGTCTTCACGTGAGTAAAGCTTCCATAGATGGTCATTCCCTCGTCAAGAGGGATGGTCTGATAAGTTCCCGCATCCGCTTCAGAGTATCCAGAGTCATCGACAAAGATGCCACCTCCTTTTACTGAGACCTGAGTGGTCCCGCTACCTTTAACCACGCACGTAATAGCGTAGAAAGGATTGTTCTTAGAGATAGCCTCTATGTCGTCAGCATCTATGATGAATATCTCAGACGGGAATGCTGCTGTAGGATGCGCCATGATTATCCGAGTTTAGCTTGTGTGTCGTCAATACCGAAGGCCGCGTATTCGATCATCTGACCAACCTGAGTGGCATAAACCTTCAGGTCGATATCTGGCATAGCTGGGATGAAAACAAATTCACCTCCAGCAACCTTAGCGATGTTGGTGCTACCCGTATAGACGTAGATATAGTTCTCTCTTGTGCCGTCAAGGTTGCAGACATAGACATAGGCTACATCAGTCTTGTCGTTGGCCTTGGCAATAGTAACCGCATCAGCGCCTTGAGCCGTACCCAGAACCTTAGATCTAATAGCGTGCCCAGAATCGACTGGACCCGTAAAGGATTTGGAAAGGTTAATGGGGTAGGATAGAGCGTCTGCAGTACTAAAATTGAATGCAGCTTTTATCCGAGCCATTACTCTTCGAATGCGAGGAAGTACTCTACTGCAAGTGACGTAGAAACGCTTGGTGTGAGCTTAACGTCAGACGTTCCGCTCCAAGGAAGAATAGTAAAGTCACCACCGTAAAGGCGGCCAATCTCTTGGGTGCCAATAGTCAGAGTTACGTACTCAGTGACGTTGTTAGAGTTAACCCTAATATAAAGCTTGTGCGCTTTGTCGTCAGTGTAATCAGCTGCTGAAAACAGAGTGTACTGAGTCGTAGCCTGAGTGATCTTCTTACCGACACCAGTCGTTTGATCGAGTCCAGTAGAAACTCCCGCCTTCTTCAGCTGGGTAGTCTTGCTGATCGCTATAACGTCACCAGAGATGTCTGGGCTATTGATAGAGATGCTTGTAGTGGTTGTAGCCATTTTAAAGAAATGTTGTTGTTGTTTTCCGCAAATATAGTGATTATCTATTTGCCTTCTTTACCCTCCATCTACTCACGCGGCCCTTCTCTCTTTTTTCTTTCTTTCCTCTACGCTTTTCATACTCAGTTAGTTCGCTAGCAGTAGTTGGAGTTTCACTTGAAATCCTTTTCGTGGGACGAAATGACCTATCTCCCTTGGAGTAATCCTTGTCCCCAGACAGCGTTCGCCAATCCTCCTTAAACCAGCGCTTTAGGTTAAGCCCAGCCTTAGTCTTTCTTACTCTTCCCATTACCCCAGTTTGATACACCAACCTTGCGGCACTTAGCTAAAGCGCCAGAGGCATAGGCAGAAGGCCAAACTTTGTAGCGAGCCTTCACCTTATGGTAGCATGCGTCTTTTAAAGTCTTCATGTTAGCAGCGGCATCTCCACTTACGCAGAGCTTTGTTGATTCTTGAGTTAGGGTCTCTAGCTGTCTTGGCGCTAGTAAGCCTTTTCTTCATTCCGCACATGCGAGAACAGAAGGACTTTCTTCTACCAGCTCTTTTACCTTTGGGGTTTGATTCCGTGACAGCAGTCTTAAGCTTGCTTCCAGGGTTGGCTCTGCGGTACGCAGCAACACCCTTAGCCGTGAGCCCACCAGATCTGCTCTTGTGAACCCCCATCTTCATTTTGGGCATTACGGCCTTGCGCTTCTTCTTGACTTTAGGCATAGTGCAAATATAAAAAAAGAGGCCGAAGCCTCTTTTTAATCAAGATACCTTAGGTAAAGGGTTACTTGGTGATTGCTTGTTGGACCGTTTGCTGATGCTGAGGTTATATATGATGTTATTCCCACAGTAACAAAATCACCAGCCGAAAGTGTTGTGTCGTAATCAAACTCGTAGGCGCCTATGTAGCTGTCTTGAGCAATGTTGTAGCCAAAATAGTCAGATGAAAATGCCAGAGCTGCATTTGGAAAGGCTGCATCGCCACTACTTCCAGGAGTGCTAGTAACACTCCCTATCCATATATTGAACCTTCTTCTTGTTCCAGTGAGTCCGCTTGTAGCAGTTCCATCTACGTCTTTTTTGAATGAAAACGTACCTCCTACTATCTTGCAGTTAACAGGAACCATGTGGCCATAATTCTGAGCAAACTGAACACCATTTGTACCCCTCATAAACTCATTAGACGCGGCAGTTCCTGGACTGTTTCCAGGCTGTATTGCAGCGTTGAGACCGAAGGTTAGAGTAAAGATCTTACTGCCAACGACGTCCTCAATGGTGGCCGTAGATAGTCTGTTGCCAGACTTGTCATAGATTAACGCGCTATCTGCGTTGGCTCCAGTACGAACAGGTGTTACCGACTCATACCCACCCTCATAAGCCAGCCCATCAACAGGGTTAAAGAGCTCACTTGAGGACTTAAACTTAACCTGTTTGGAGTCCTCTCCGAAAACAAAAGTTCTATTGGAGAATGTGGTACAATCTGGAAGCTGATAATGATACTGTGAGCCATTGTACCCAACGTAAGTTTTGTGGCCCGCTAGGTATAAGCTCGCTACGTTAGCAGCGCTATTGATCTCAATAACTGGTACTGACGTGTTGGGATCATCTGTAATTAGGTTTGACTCAAACTTCAATGTGGGGTTACTCCCCATCTTGTATTTTCGTACAGAGTCAGCCTGAGCCAGGTCCCCAGTACCAAGGTTTCCAAAAGATTGTGTTAGATCCTGATCAGTCAGGACTCTCTTCCAGGTTGTTGCCATAACGTAGAGCTATTAAGCAACAACATCAGCTCCTTTCTTTTCTTCTGCTTTCTGAAGTCTTTCGAATTCCTTGTCAAGTTTCTCCATGAGTACCGTCGCAAACTTTGCGTCAGTCACCTTGATATTGACAGACTCAGATGCTTGCTTCAAAAAGTAGACTTCGTTGATATCGAGTTTCATTTTACTTAGAATTTAATTGATTTGAAAGTTTATTTACGATGCTCGAAAGCAAATGTACGTCTTTTCCTCTAAAAGTAGACTCACTTATTGCCCACAAAAGATGCTCAAGCTCATCTTTTGTAAGCGTGTCGGTCATTTGCGGTGCTTGAGGCTCTTTTTTACCGCTAAGAAGTCCCATTAGAGTGCCGTTTGAATGTAAAGAGAAGGGGTTCCGTCGTAATCAACGAGAGCCATTGCACCAACACCAATACTGAGGTCTGCGTCATTTAAGTCCGCTCCAAGGGCGGTAACTGCCGTCTGGTCGGTGACGTGCATGACTCCAATACCATACGCTGTTGAAGCGCCAAGTGCGGAGTCGGCACCAGCACCCTTGTAAGCGGCCTTCCAGCCAAGAACTGAATTACTACTAACCTGAGTTCCTGCTCCGTTATCCCAGATAACTCTTGGGAGATCTCCTTCGACGTTTTGAGCAGTTACGCCATCTTCATCACCTGCATCAAATCCAGCTGCTCCGATATTTATTACAATACCACCTCCAGAGGCTACAGCGCTACTGACAACAGTTCCCTCTGCAGCACCCACGCCAAGTCTAATAGTCTGATCTTCTACCTGAAGGTTGTTTGTGTTGATTGTAGTCTGAGTGCCAGTAACGATGAGGTTTGGAACCTTGAGGGCCTTTTCCTTAGGGTTGTAAACAAAGTCACTTTGTACACCCGTGTGATAGAAAGAGCTGTCGGCAGAGGAAGCTTTTAAGAACCCTACTGAATAAAACGCATCGTTGGTGCCTGAAGCGGCAATCGAATTAGCCTTCACAATCATGGACCCTCTCGCAAGACCCAGAAGCGTTCCAGAAATACCAGCGGTGGCGGGGGTTATAAAGGCTGCATCGTCGTCGGCGCCCTCATAAATATTGGTAACATTATTAGATACGTAGGCCCCATTCCAGTCGAGAAGCTTGCTTGTATCGAGAGTTTGGCCGTTTTTGTACGTAAACTCAGTATCACCAAAAACTTCTTGAGTAGTGAGGTCGCCTGCCGTCGTAGTACCAGCAATCAAGATACGTCTTCTCGCCGTGTCTGGAGAAGTGTCAGAGTCAGTGACAGAGAGACTCGTTGCTGAAGAAGCGTCTGCAAATGTGAATCCCTCCCCGTCACTGTCGACCTTAAGAATCTTGTTGCCTTGTCCTGAGGCAGACAGGAAGGTTGGATCACCACCAGCGCCGTCGTAAACCATGACACCCGCGTTAGCTTGGTGTGCAATCTTAGCCAGGGTTACAGCGTTATCCTGAATCTTGGCCGTTCCAATAGCGTTGTTGTCAACAGTAAATGTAACTGTGCCTGTAAGGGCGTCATCGTCCTGGTCTGTTAGTGATACAGAGACTCCGCCAGACCCTGCGGTGGCGGTTCCAAAAGAGCACAACAGGGCGTCATTGTTTGAGCTACCAAAAATGATGTTGTTGGCAGAAACGTCTATATTTTCTACATCGTTATTGGCATCTCCTCGAAGGATCTGACCCTTTTCCATTGATGTTACACCAGTGACATCATTGATATCTATAGCAGAGCCCTCCATGAGGACCTTTTTCCATACTGTAGCCATTGTCTATTTTATTCTGTTACGCCAACAAAAAAATGATTCTCTGAAGAGTTATAATAAAATCCACCGAGCACTGGCGTGGGTGCCGATGAATTTGGTACAAATATAGCAGTTTTTTCTTCGTTCAAAACGAAGGCCTTCTCAAGCCCTCCGTCACTTGGTCTTGAGGTATAGAACTCAATAGATCCAGGCACGCTAGAAACACCAGCTGATCCAGATTGCTTAAAGACAATCTTAGGTCCATACGCAGTTATATTTTGCTCTATAGCAGAAACCCCATTAGAAGATATCTCTCCTAAAACCGTTCCATCTGTTGTGCTGCCGTCTTGAGAGCTTGAGAAAGAAAGGCCTGGGTAATTTGTTTTCTTTAGGGTTAGAGTGGAGAACTCTGGGTCTCCAGTCCACCCTGCATCGTAATCGTCATCAGAAAGCTTTACAAGGGCATTGTGTTCTAAACCGCCACTAGGTATTCCGTTGGTGGCGGACAGCCCAGCCCAGTTACCCTCAGTCTCCCAAGCATCATCAGCATTACTGGCCGAGGTGTAAACATATGGGGTATTTCCGACAACAGCAAGATACCCTTGTGTTCTGTACCTCTGAGTAACAGAAGATCTGTTGGATATGCTGCTAAATATACCAATACCCTTTACTGGGCTCTTACCGCTCTGATTAAACTGACCAGAACCATCAGTAAGGTCCAATACAGGATACTCAGCGTTAGAGTGTCTTACTTGCCCTGCAAATTCTGGCATTTTAGTTTGTTGTTACGGTTAGAGTTACGCCATCGTTATAGGCTCCAGTATCGTTCGTCCTGTAAATATAATAAGGAATGTCTACACCATAATCATTTGTTACTGTGAACTCACCCTCAAGAACAAAATCAGCAGTAGAGTCTGTAGAATTGTTTTGAAGTACTGACTTTAATGTTCCGAACGTGCTTGGGTACATAATTATGGAGTAATACCCGTTAGTAGCATTTTGCTCGTCGCAAGTAAAATTAAATGGATTTGATCCAGGGTTACCCAACAAAAGAGCGCTTGAAGTGAGCGAGGCGTCGTTAAAAATATCTGTCGCCTCACTGTCAGTAGAGGGTATTGTCGTTGAGGCCTTTAGAAAGAACCTATACTTCCAGTTCAAGGTTATGCTACCGCTAGATAAAGAATACTCCTGACCGTTAGGGTTACCGTTGTCTACAAAAGTTATCTTGTAGATGTCCTGAGCCAAAGAGTTGTACTGAGAGTTTATTACTGGATCTATGTCTACTCCATAAGTTGCTATCTCTGGAAGAGTTTGATGTGCAGATCCATCACGACGAAAAGTCAAGCTCCCGTCTTTAACCTTGTTGACATCCCCTACGATGTAATCAATACTAGTCAGAGATATAGAGGCCCCAACTTCAAAGTCCTTAGAGTTGGTGACAGATAGAGATGATCCATTTGCTGTACCTCTCAAGGTGTTGAACGAAACTGAAGTCTTTGTGTAAGGATCTAAGATGTCCTTAAACAAGTCCGTCATGTTCGTGTACTTCTCATACGTGTTGTTCCTGATAGTATCAAAAGCACCGTCGGAGTTTGTCACAGTGATAGCGTAGTCAGTGAGCTCATCGGCATCACCACCGCCACCGCCGCCGCCGCCGCCAGTCTGATCCGCAAACTGGAAGTTGTTCTCCCCTTCATTGTATATCAGAACCTGCCCGCTAGTTGGATCACCTATAACGTCCTCAAGGTCTCTGAGTCTTTTTGGCCACTGACCAGCGTTGGTGTTTGTGGCGACCTCGATGGTAATAGAGTCAGTATCAATAGATATCGAAGGGGAGTCACTTTGCTGAACAGTAACTTCAGTAGATACCGATGAAATAGAGATGGACTGAGATTCAGGGGAATCAACAGACACCACAGTGCCTCCAACAGGTGTGACAACTATAGATTGTCCATCCGTTGAATCTACAGAGACCGAAGTTATACCATCGCCTCCAAGAATTATTTCTGCTGGGGTAGACAAATCATTATCTACCTAGGGGGTTGGCCAACCTAGCTCCCTCAACGACAGTGATATCTGTCACGTCCTCATTGACGACAAAGGCTCCCTTCAGGATGGTCTTTGTAAGGTCCTGATCCGAAGGGGCTCCGCCTGGTATTATATACTGCAAGTCGTAAACATATCGGCCAGAAGAAAAAGACCTCATGGCGCCGTCGTGAATAACTACAGAAATGACTCCGTTTGCGTCTCCAGTAATCTCTTCTATAGTAACATATGACGACGCCCCCTCTGGCAAACCCTCTATAGTAGAGGCAAGCAGGCCAACAGAACCGTCTTGGTCCGCTGAGTTTCTAATCTGCATAGCGAACTTATAGGCCTGGGCAGATCCAGATCCATCAAGAATAAGAGGGGCTCCAGTAGAGTCCTTTAGGGTCATATTCAACTGAAACGTATCACCGCGTCTGCAGGTGATGTTCAGTGTTTGTGCTACATCTAAGTTTACCTTCTTAGCCATTACAGTCCGAGTATTTCGTCAATATCTTGTGATCCTTGCTGCTGCTCCATAGGCTCGTTCATCTCGCCCCTCTTTCCTTGACGCTGAGAGATGAGCTTACTCTGCTCAGCGGATTCTTTCTTGATGCGCTCGTCCTTACGGTCCTCCTTAAGAACATCCAGTTTCTCTTTGAACTCTTGATCTTCCGTTCTGAATCCGAGAGTGGCCTGAGCTCTTATCATCTCGATTTCTTTTCTGAACTCGTGCTTAGCTTTCTCAAGCTCAATCTCAAGCTGATTCTTCATCTGCATCTTCTGAGCTTCTATCTGAGCTTCCATCTGCATCTCTTGCTGTTTAGCCTGAGAAGCGGCCTGAGTAGCTTGAGCTTGCTGCTGAGCTTGCATCTGTGAGTTCTGCTGAGCCATCTCCTGCTGCTTCTTCATGCGCTTCTGACGACGCACAATCAACAGGCGTTCAGCCTGATTGATATCCTTGAGCTGCCTGATAGCGATAGCGTCCTCCAAGTCGAGCTCTTTTTGAGCCAAGGAAGCCTGGATGTTCTGCTCCAGGAACTGACGCTCAGCGTCCTCCATCTCTTTCTGCACCTGCACACCAAAGTTGTACATAGGTAAATCAGAGAAAGAAGAAAGGACTCTCATGTTTTCCTCACCAATAGCATTCTGGTAAGCTTTCATGATAACAGACTCAGGAGGAAGTATTTGCAGACACTTAACAATGTCCTCGCAAACCTTCTTGAACAATACCATAGATGCGTTAGTGATGTCGTAGATGGCATTGTTTCCTGCAGCAATAGCTTGCTCGCGCACGCCAACCAAAGCATCGCCCTTCGGAGAGCTAGCATCCATCGCCTCGTTAACACCCGTGGAGTCTCTGATGAGGCGCAGGTAGTGATTGTATATACCAATGAGTTCATTGATGTTTCTGATGCTATTGCCGATTTCTCGGATTGGAGGGTTTTGAAATCCTCCCTCTGGGTCCTTACTTCTGTAATAGAAGACACCAGTCTGCTCGTAGATGTCATGCAGCTCCAATGGCTGCAACTCACCACCCTTGCCGAGCTGTACGTTCTCCAATCCCTCGATGTCAATGATCAAGCCGTCAGGCTTAGCCTTAGCGATAGCCTGCTGGATCTTCAAGTGAGTGATCTGGAGCATATCTGCAAATCCTACACAGCCATCGACCATAGACTTCGGAATCATTCTCCGAATGTTCGTGGCGATAGCTGAGTAAGAAAGACGCACCTTAGAGATATCGTGGATGTTTCTAGGCATATTGGCCTTCATCCCGTAGTCGAACATGAAGTCAGTGCCGATGATGTAGCTACCACCGTAAATAGTGGTGATGTTCATCTTGCGTGGCTGACGCTCAAATACGCTGCCTGGCTTCTCCTTGTATTCGAATCCTTCGTAGAAGAAGAGTTTGTTGCCGTATCTGTTCTCTTTGTCTTCGAAGTACATGCAGTCGACAGACAAGAACTCGAAGTCGAGAACGTCAACCATGTACTCGTCATACCCATATACCGTTCTCTTCAAGTAGTCATCGAAGTACTGGTAGTTGAGTTTGCTTGAATCGTTTCCGTTGATGCCTGCCGCACCCTGAGCCATCTTACCGTACTCGTCTTCGGTGAACTGGTCACCAGCGAGGCGCTTAAGCTCCTGGATAGAGATACGCTTGATATGACCCGCATACGTCAAGTCATTCATGCCTGGGTCCTCAGTGTAACTGTGGATGAACATGCAGGGGTCGACGTAGTCTGTCTTAATGCCGTAGTTAGGGTCGTTAGACCTCTTCACCACAGCCATACCCAAGGAAACAAGGTCGTTGACAGCTCTTCTGTAGATGTCGTCGTTGAAGTTGTTCCAAGAGAGAGTGAGGTTAGTGCCTATCTGAGCAGCTATCTCAGCGTCAGTCTTAAGGTTGGTCTCCAAGAAGATTTCAGCCTCCTCAAGAGTCTCTGGGAGCTCTGCTGGGTCTTTGTCCAATACCAAGCCCCCAGTCTCTGCTTTGAGGGCTTCGAGCTCTGGGCGAATCTGCACCTGAACCTTGATGCGCTGCTTCTCTTTGTTCTTCTCTGAAGAAGAGATAGGGTCGATAGCTTCCAGGTTCGGATATGGGTTGCGAGACAAAATCTTGTTGCCTACAATCTTCGCGAACTTAGGAAGTATAGGTACTGGCGTGTAGTCTAGGTTCACCAAGCTCCCATCGGAGCTGTTTGGGTCCATAGACGTGAGGATACGCTTATATATGTTTGTGTCTTGTGTTCCGTTTGCATAATCCCTGTTTCTCTCCCAAATTTTATTTCTCTTCCTGTAGAGGGACTCGGAATCCTGCAACTTACCCCACTGAGACTCTATCGCCTTGGCATACTTCAGGCCGTACTTCTTCCCTGACTTGATGTCTTGGGGAGCTAGCGGGTCTGGAAAGTTTTTACTCTGCCTATTATTGTTGCTGTACATCAGGGCATCTGCATTTTTGCAAATATAGAAATATTCTGATTGTTAGCCGATTGAGGAATATCTCCTAAAGAACTTCTTCTCATCGAACTTAGCTGGCTCCTTTTTAGCCTTGGCCTTTTGAGCTGCCAAGAGAGCCAAGCCTGAACTAATCGTAAGGTCAAACTTAGTACGGTCGTTGATCTTGAAGCCAATCCAATCCTCAAGAGTATCGTTGAAATACATCCTCCCGTACTCCCCCGTCTCTCTGTCCATGCCAACATGATCATGTACGTATGCTTCAATGGCGTGTGCATGCGCTTGTATTACATCTTGAGAGTTAGAGGGGATACCTTTGGTCTTTACGTTCACTTTAGAGTTTGCAGCCTTCAAGTGGTCTGGTCTATTCATTAGGTAGCCATCGTAACCCCTTGATTCAAAGTATCTTGCGATACCGTACTTATTGTTTTCAATTAAGAGTGGGTACCCATAGAACACAGCTGCCATCAAGCAATCTTCGTAGAAGATCTTAGCCAAAGGCGGACGGGACGCGTACTCAAGCACAAACATGTTCGATGGGTGCTCCATGTGGAACTTGTTGTACAGGTGTAGCGCACCCTTAGACCCCCGTCCATCGACGGTGGCGTCAAGGTCATAAGAGTCAACCCCGCCTACCCCCAGCTCTGCATTCGGTGCAATACGTTTACCTCGGTCTTCTTTCTTGAGGTTCCTTAGTTCCTCGGGAGGCATCCACACGACCTTGAACCTCCCCTTCGCGTCTGGCTTAAAGACGACTTTCGTGTCTTGGACCCCATCCTTCCAGACGAAGTTGCCTCGGACAACAGGATTAGGATATAGGTCGTCGTTATATTGTATCTGTTCATAGATCTTCCCGATGTTGAAAAGGCTTCCGTCGATACTATCTCTGAATGCCTCGTCTGTAGTAAATGGGAACTGACGAGTAACCTCGTTCAATTCTGATGGATCGTGCTTCAGGCTTTCGCGCTCATTCTTAAGATACGTCTTAGCTCCGAATATTATATCCTCACCATCCAATCCTTCTACTACAGAAGTGGGGTCGTCTACTACTGGATTCCCATATTTATCGAAGAAACCTTCTAAGGACTCATACGCTGGGATAAATAGCCTATACAGGCCAGTCCTGGTCCTCCCATTCGCGTTCCTCTCCGAGGGGTCCGAATCCCTCCATAGTTCCTTGTATTCTTTTCCGCCCTTGTCCATCGGATTTACCGTGCTTCCGACCAGAGCTTTTCCGACGATTCTTCGCCCGACGATCAAACAGGTCCGCTGAATCCTCCAGGCGTCCCTTATGTCTGTAGGTTTTTCCCATTTTCCAGCCTCATCGAGATACAACAGGTGAAGCTTCTCACCGTCGTATGCGTTGTTAGTTGTATTCTTCCAGTTTATGACCGTATTAAGAGCTTCGCCCTTCGTCGCAGTCTTATTCTTCTTCGTGATTCTCTTACTCGGCTCGCGAAAAGCCAACTCCATGCGAGGGTTCGTGGTACCATCTTGAATAGGTTTAAAGAAGAATGGGTAGTGCCGAAACATCTGCACCACCTTCTTCATGAAAATATTTTCTTGAGCGTCCTTACCAGTCTTCGACTGTATACCTAGGAGCTTGTCTTTGACTTGCGAGGCCTCATCGAGAAGCACAGACGAGCAGATATTCGTGTACCCGCTACGTCTGCACTTGGTATAGAGCTGCCCGATACATCGGGGATCCGCCTCACACGCAGACAAATGTAAGAAAATATCTCTTTGAAAACTCAAGAAGCTCGGATAACCTATGTCCATCCGAGTCCACTGTAGCATCATGTAGTGCCTGCCCGTAATATATGTAGCGACACCGTTATTATAAAACCAAAAGCCCTCACGCCGACGGCGAAATTCCTCCTCGATATACGGAGAAAACTTTTGTCGAAACTCCCTAGGCATCTCCGCCCACTCATCCATACTCTTAATCCTAGACAGCTCCTCAGGCATAGGAACCCTCTCCCACAGCTGCATGTGGTCTGGCTTTCCATATCCCGCAATTTCTTCTTTGGGAGGCTCAGCGGGAAGTGCAATGTCAAGCCCACCGATTTGAACAACTTCTCCCTGCGTACCCTTGGGGCAAATTCGGATAATATCCTCATCAGAATACTTGTCCATACCTATTGCTTCTAAAGCTAGGGGCGCCCGATTTAGGGTTCTTTATCTCCATGTACTTACCGCATGGACACTTGATGTCGAAGTACGCCTCGTCATTAGCGAACTTGATAGACACACCACTCTTAGATTCTTCGTGCTTTTTTTCGCACTTGCAGATGTAATCAGCCATGTTAATTCAATTTAGTACGCCCGCCAGGATTCGAACCTGGGACCGTTTGCTTAGAAGGCAAATGCTCTATCCAGCTGAGCTACGGGCGCATACAGTTACCTGCTGCGTCTACGCTTAGGCCTATTGTTAGCTCTGTTCCTGCCTTCAGGCATAGGGGTGGTTCTATCTGACGTACCCACGTGGGCATTATCGAGACCGTCACCATTTCCGTAGACTCCAAGACGTCGAGCTATACGATTGAGGGCAGCACGGTACTTCTTAGCCTTACCTCCCTTACCGTACTTCCTGTACTCTTCCTTGTAGTTTCTGCCTGCCATATTGCAAAGTTACAAAAGTGGACACATATATACCCTCAGCGTCCTTGACCTGCGTATCGCTTGCTGTAATTCTTAGAGTTCTTGTTCTTAGACTGCTTGGTCTTGGCGTGTACTCCCTTGCGTCGGACGTTTGTTTTTACGTAGGCACTACCTACTCCTTGTTTCTTAGCCATTGCTTTAGATTTAATTTGTTGGGGCGGTGGGACTTGAACCCACGACTTCCTGTGTATAAGACAGACGCTCTAACCAACTGAACTACGCCCCAGTTTGATTGCCCCATTTGCGTAGGGGGCCGCCTGACGAAAAGGATTACGCCTTAGTCTTCGTACTCTCCGTTCCAGGAATCTTCCCAGAACTTGTGTTCTACTTTATTTCTTTCCCATACTATTTGTTTCCAATCATTTAGAGAACTTTTCAGCGAAACCTCCGCTGTAGTCTTTGGCTTCTTCGATTCCTCCATTTGTTGTTAGATCTTTAATCATCTGCTCTAGGCGCTGTCTCTCTACGATGAGCTCCTTGCAGTCTGTTGCTGTTTGCTTGATGGACTGAAGTTCCGCTTTGCGGGCGCTCCCGTTGATCTCAGGATCAACAGGTTTCTTGACTTCGTCGATCATGTTGTTGATGGCTACCTCCATGCTATTCATGAGGCGCTGTGCAGCATCAATCGTTGTGAACTTCTTCTTCGACATAGAGGATGTCTTCTGCGCGGACTCTAAAGTACTTAATTCCGTCTATAGTTATCTCGTAGTCTCGGTTTTTTTTAATACCCACAACATCGCCAGTATACACCCCAAGTTCTTCGAGCCAAGGAGCATCGAAAGCAATGCGAGCTTTTCGAACGGGAGACTCAGTAAGCTTGACCACTTCAATGAGGTCGCTCTGCTCGCCAGGAGAAGGGTCTTCGTCCACAGGCGTGAGCAATGCCCAACCACCAAGAGTATATATGTGTCCACTTTCTGCACTCTTGTAAGCTATAGCTTGGTTGTTGATTGTGTGCTCTGGGTCATATCTAACCAAGAAGTGCTTGTCGTGGCCAGTAAGTACCTGGCCCTCATTGAGCACCACTAGGTGGTGGAAGTACAGAGTATCGCCCTCTTTGACCCCTGTGTTGTGCTTCATAGGGGAGGCTATAACGGGCCCCTCTGTCACTCTGTGCTGGAACTCGTTAAACTTAGAGTCGATGTGTAGCGTAAGACCTCCTTCGGTCGTAATCGTGTCGTTGATCTGCTTATCTAGCTCTACAACGAATAGATCAAGAGTCTTCATTTTTATAGGGAAACATTTGATTCAATTTATCGCGCCGCGCAGCGCATCCGCAATCGGATGGGCCGTATTTCTCAACGAGCTTTTTAATTCCTGTGGCCTTAGTGATCTTCTCTACAGTATCGCCAAGACCCTTGCTGTTAGAAGTTGCAGTCATATTCAATTATACATGGCATTTCGTCAACGCACTTCCACAGTACCTGTGCGTCGTCCTGTTGCAAATATACAAGGTATCTTTTCTTACCGTGCTTGTACAGATGTTCTTCGTCCATAACTATTGTCGACACCTCGCCTGCGCCAGCTCTCATGCCAACGTAATAAGCCATGGCATCCTTCGGGTCTCTCCCGATGATGATCTTCCTAATAAGTCCGTCCATTAGTTCAATGAAATACCGAGGTCACCGAGAAGGCTGTCTAGATCGGGCCCGTTCTGATCCTCGTATGTGTTAGATATGAATTTTACCATCTCCTCCATTTCCTCTTGAGAACCAAGGTTGTAGCTGAACAGCGCTTTCATCTGCGACGTCTCTTCGTCGATAGGTTCAAGCACCCCAGTAACAACGACGGACATGACTCTGTCTCTCATATCGTACTTCTCTATGAGCATCTCCATTTCGTGATGAAGCTGCTGCATTTCCATGAGAAAATCGTACTCTTCTTTATCTTTGTCTTCCATCATCACTTCAGTTTATGCCCAAAAGCGTCGTCTCAAAGAAGAAACTCTTCAGGGAGTTTTCTAGATTAAATCAAAGGTACGTAAAAAACAACTACCTCAAGAGACTCAGAACCACGGTAAAAGACTTCTGCAGAGACAAGGATATCTTCGAAAAGGAGCTTATGTTCTTGCTGTGGGCTTACGACCTAGAGTTCTGGACGCTACGACACGCAGCTGAAGATTACGACTACTCAGAGAAGAAGCTTGGCGAACGCATTGTATATGAGCTAGTTAAGCAAGGTTACATCTACAAACACTTTGATAAGATGACCCCGTCACAAACCATGGAGGATCACTTGTTTAGAGATGAAACCAAGTACAACTACAGGGTTAGATACGCTATAACGCAAAAAGCCCGCTTGTTAGTGCAGGCTTTTTACAATAGACTTGAAGCAGGTTAAAGATCCCCGAACTGAAGTGTTACAGGCCCTCCAGGGACCATTGTCTGGAGGTTGCCTCCAGTATTATTAGAAACACCAATAACGACTCCTCCTTGACCTGAAAACAGGTAATCACCGTAGTAGTCATCAGGAACGCCATCGTCATCTGAGTCGACACCTATGGAGTAGCTACACATTTCAAAGCCCCACCATGGGTTAATTTCAGCGTTGATACCCTCAAGGTATATGATGTCGCCGTAATTCCAGTTATTCGTAAATGGCAAGCTTTGGTTCATGTCGAGACCAAAGTTAGCATCTAGCCCGTATGGTCCGTTTACACCGTCAAGCCCCTGTCCAGCAGGGTGAAAGACCTGACCCTGATACTCCCAGAGGCACTTGTGGAGAGGTAGTTGCTGTACAGAAAAGTGATAATGATAGGCATATTCTGGCAAATAACCTGTTCCATCTTGCATCCAAGGCTCGGAGCCAGTTGTTCCCCAGTTGCCTGGGACACCACCAATGCCATATCCACCGCTTCCCTGATTTGGATTCCAGCTACCATCAAATGCGAGGAATGGAATCAGGTTTTTTACTTCGAACCAACATGGATGGACAGTCCCATCAGTTCTTTTTACTAGGGCTTTCGACGTGAGCCTCAGGGAATAATACATCATCCCTGGCATAATGGCAATGAGTCCCCAGGTTCCATTGCTAGGGTATCCCTGATGGGTTGTCATTATGAGGTCAAAGTTCAGGTTTATACTCCCGCTTGCGTTAAGGAAGTATTGACCACCTTGAGTAGTAGTGCCCCAGTACTGCTGGAACTCCATGACGTCTATGCCAGCAAAGTTGCCAAAAAGAGGTGGCTCTGGATTAAGCTGAATTTGAGGCCCGTAACCTTCTTGACCCAAACCAACCTGAGATGAGTTGTAAGTGGTTCCCCATTGCATCAGCTGACATGAATTGTCAGGCGGGGGGTTGGTGGGCAGCTGAACTACCTGGGGGCCAGCATACACAGAGCTATCCTGAGACGGCATAGGGGGTATTCTAAAAGGCTTCGTCTTAGACGCTTTAGTTGTCCTTCTGTCCGCTGTTTTTCTTCTTCTAAATGCCATTATGCTGGTGTGTTGTCGTCTCTGAGTTGTGTGAAATAAGTAACTACATCCTGAGGCATATTTGGGAAGCTCAAGACGTTTATTGCCCACCAATACTTTTCTATTGAAGACAGGGTGGGGGACGGTATGATATCAGATAACTGCATTACTTAGTGGCGTTCGTGAGTGAAACTGTGACAGAAACGCTAGCTGTATTGTACTCAGCCTGATCTACGTCGAAAGAAAAAGTAAAGCTGTTGCTTCCAGATCCATTGTGAGCAGCTGCTATACCGCTATTCGAAGCGACACTGTGTAAGCCGACCCTTATGCTGTGGACAGTAACAATCTGCCCAAGGTCTATCAGAGTAGACGAAAGAGAGGAGGTTTGTCCAGTCGTATTGTTCGTGACCTGATAATTAGATACCGTGTAAGAACCTAGGCTTCCAGTCCAGTCGTTAGCCTGGTCCATATAAAAGTATACGCTGATAGCGTTTGAGCCCCCTGAAGTAGACGCCTGAGGAGTTGTAATACCACCAAGGACTGTTACCGTCCAGTCAGTGCCAGTGGGGGCAGCGTTCTTCTGAACCCTTGCCCCATCGTTGGTGGGGGACGTTACTATACCTGATCCAAGTCCTAGCATCACTTGAACATTACTTCGTAAACCACTTTTCCTTGATCATCGCGAACAGCTTTGAGACACCTACCACGATTATCCCCATCATAAACGAAAGAGACGTGAACCCAATCAGGATTGTCTTCATCGCCAAACTCCCAAATGAGCTGATCAAACGTAAGATTGTTGAGTATATAGCGGAAGATTTCACCGTTTGTACAGCGTCCGTATACGTCTGCGTCCAAATCAAGTGCTCTGCCTTCCACATGCTGACTGCGCTTCGAACCACCGATAGCAGTGTTGAGGTCAGCTGAACGATAGCCGCTCGACACGTATATAGGACACTGGAAAGCGTCCCTAAGAGGTTGAAATACGTTGATCGCAACTTGACGAAGATTTTCTGTAGTCCAGTCATCTGGTGTGTTATCTATTCCTAGTCTCTTAGCCGTTGTGCTTTTTGTTGCCTCGGCGAGCGACAGATTTTTTGACAGCTTCATTATTTAGGCGTCGTTTTTCATTCTCTACTCCAGGGTCCTTTCGCTTCTGCTTGGGGTTGAAGTAGTGTTTTTTCAATTATGCCGCAACAAACAGTTCAACATTGCATGCCGCTGAATTAGCAACGGCTTTAATAGAGTCTATATTGGCCAGAGAAGCTACTGCTGCTCCAGCATCATCATCAGTGTCCATCACCGTCTCAAACAAGACAAAGGAATCGCCAGCTGAGATCTTAACGAAGTACTCGTCGTCTCCTGACGTCATTCTAAGGGTGATGTAGTTAGTAGTGTCCAGGTTCGTGATACGAACATAGTCTACGCTGCTATCGGCAAACTGGCCAGCAGCCTCCGCTGTATCGAAAAGGACCAGAGACTGTTCTGTAGTCCCCACCTTTACGATACGTTGGTCGAGCTGGGTGATACCCGTGATGTCGATCACGTTAGTAGATCCTCTCTCCGAACCGTTGAGAGTGATCTCTTCTTTGATTGTTACTGTAAGTGTTGCCATTATCTAGGGAGTCTTGCGCCAAGCATAGCCATAAGCATCTTTTGTTGCTCTGGAGAGAGCTTCGATCCTTTCTTGGATATTCTCATTCCGTTTTTTCCAGCATACTGGCCAAAAGCCTGAAGAGCCCCCATAAGATCAAATCCAGATCCGTCGTCGAAGTTCTCTTCAGCTGGTCCGAAATTCTGTATCCCCTGATCTACCGACTCCCCAGCATAATCGAAATTCTCATCAGCTGGATCAAAGTTCTGGATACCAAGATCTACTGACTCTCCAGCATAGTCAAAGTTTTCTTCGGCTGGATCAAAGTTCTCAATAGGCAACAAGCCTTCCCCTACATTTCCTCCAGGTGTAGCCAAACCTCTCTGTCCAGGTTGAGCTCCAGGAACGCTTGCAGCGTCTTTTTTAAGCAAGCCTATAGCCTTAGGTGCTTGTTTGAGAATTTGCTGTTGAACCTTTGGGTTTGAGATAGCTTTGGCCATCTTTGGAGCCAGCTGTTTAGCCGCCCCCTTACCCAAAATCTTACCAGCCAAACCAGAAAGGCCTCCAGCGCCCTTAACAGCTCCTGCAAGCGCAGGGGCACCAAAAGCTGCACCAGCAGCCAGGGCACCAGCCGCTATACCTTTCTTTGCTCTGTCTTTCTGTACGTTTCTGAGGTAATCGAGTCTATCGGCGCTCTGAGTGCCGTACTCGTTTAATTTGCCCTGTCTCTCAAGCTTCTTGAGGTGCCTTTTTTCTCTCCTGAGTGCGGCACCTTTGGTTTTCAAGAGGCCACGGTTGGCATACGCCATGTTGATCCCTCTGCCAGCACCCTCCATATCAGCGTACTTGGCTTGGGAGTTTCCGAAGAAGCCTCCTCTCTTGTATTCTTTGGTTACTTGCATGATTGCAAATATAACCAGAGAATTTTTAGTAGAATCTGTCCTTCCTGAGTCTCATAAGGCCCCCGTCAGCATAGAGGTCAGCTGCCCAGGCTGCAGCCTTCGCAGAATTCTTAGCTCCCCAACCGAGAGGTTCTCCCTTGTAGTCTTTTGAGTTGTCAAGAATGCTCTCAAAGAGCGGGCCTGTATCAAGATTGTAGTTTTCGGTAAGACCACCAAGTGTTTCTTTAATCTCAGGCAGTCTTTCCTGGAGCTGATCCTTAAACTCAAGAAGCTTAAGCTTACCTTCTTCATCCCTTGGCATCTTAAATGTCTGAATCATACCTAAAAGGCCTTTCATCTCCTCATCGGTCATATTCTGCATCTTTTCGTAGTCCAGACCCTCAAGGTTTTCCACTGGGAAGTCTCCGAGATCAACAAGTGCTGATGCTCTCTTTATAAAGTCTGCTTTTGGGTCACCAGGATTGCTGGATTTACCCCCTGATTCGAATCTTCTAAGTGTTCTCATGTTTAGATATAACTATTCTTGCGCCATAAAGAAAAAGGATTCATCTTTGTACACACAAAAACCAACTTTGAATGTTTAATTACTTCTGAATCGCTTCGATACCGTAAAGGTATAAAGGAATTTTTTAAAAGTCAAGACTAAAGTGATGCTTTAACAAGAATAACGTAAGTTATTCAAAACCAAGGAGTTCGAGCATAGAATTTTGAGCTGCGTTTTCTCCAACTTGCCTCGTAGACTCGTTTAAAAGATCGTTTATCACCCTTTGAGCCTTAGTTTTCCCCTTTTTGAGGATGTTTTTAGCAGCTGAAGTACCAGCTTTAGCAAGGCCTCTACCCAAAAGGAGCGCTTCAAGCATTAATTCAGGCTTCATCTTCACTGGACCGTCCTCAAAACCGTACAGATCCATAGAAACGCTTCGGTTAGAAGGTGCATTTTCAGGCCTAGCTACAGCCTCCTTGACAGGATCTCCTGTTTTTCTAATAGTTCTCATAAGAGCAAAGGTAAAAAATGCTCAGTAATACGTATCTGGGGGATTATATATACTTTCAGACGAGCGCGCGCGTGAACCGAAACGGATTCCCCAACCCCACCCCCCTAATATCTTCGATATTAGCGCAAATACTTTTAGCTTTTTACCTACTGACTTTCAGTCAGTTAGGTAGCCTCAGCTCTACCACTGATGCAAAGACCTGCGAAGCTTGTGCCGTCTTCGTTGCGGTGGGACAATCCCTCCCCAATCCATCCTTGAACCCTGACTCTTCCCCTTTCAGGGGAAACATTCGGTTCCGATTTGGTGGCTCTTCACGTTGGCTAACCTACGGATACAACAAGTTGTATCTCAGTGTGTTAGCAGGTTTCAACTCCACTACTACTACCAAGGGTAGTATGTAGTGAAAAGCTGAGAGTGTAGAGAGATGTATTAAATGAAACGAAACTCTATGAGTTTCATTTAATACATTCTCTCATGTCAAACTTCAATTTCTCCGACTGCCGTAAGGCAACCAACCAAGCCATCTTCCGTCCAACTGCGGCCCGCAAAGCAGAAGCTGTAAAGCTTCTGACTGAAGCCTTGGACTTCATCAACAACCTCGAAGAGGTTGCCGACAAGCCTTCGAAGAAGGCTAAGACGAAGAAGCGTCGTCGTAAGACGACGAAGAAAGCGACTCCACAGCAACGAGTTGCTGACCGTCAAGAGAAAGCCTTCCACGGGAAGGCTGACAGCCCAGTCAAGCCTTGTTCCAAGGCTAAGACAGCTTCGGTAGAAGCTGCAAGAGAGTCAGCTAAAGCTGTTAGCGAAGCTACTGGTGCTGCTCAGAGAGCAGCAAAGAGAGCTGAACTCAAGGCTGAAGCCTTGAAGAAAGAGGCTAAAGCCTCTGAAGCGAAGCCGAAAGCTTCGAAGAAAGCGGTTGCTCAACCAAAGGTTGACGACTCTCGACTCTCTTCCTTGGAAGAGAAGATTGAGATGCTGACCAAGCTGATGGCCTTGCAGATGCAGGGTGAGCCTACACAGGTCGAAACTGTTAGTTTCGATGAACTCCCTTTCGAACTCTAATCCTTCATTGAAAATGAACATTTGGCAACAACACATCAACGCCGACTACCATAGAATGGTAGACGAAATCAAAGATATGGCTCGTTTCCAAGGAAACGACAAGGCGCTTGAGATGCTCGATGCAGTCATCGACTGCCTCAATGCTCAAAGAGCACAATTCGAACAACTCTAATTCATCGAAGATGGACATCAACATCATCCTTTACGCCGTGTGCCTTCCGCTGAAAATCGTGACGCTCGCCTTGCTTTGGGTCGATGCCAACTACGAATAAACCCTTAGAGAGTCTTAGTATATATACTCTCTCTGAACGTAGTGAAGAGAGTATATATACAAGACACTCTTGAAACCTTTTTCAAACTTCAATTCAATCGCTATGCAAAACTTTGCAGACATCCGCCGTCAGCTGATTGCTGACATCCTCGACTCTCACCTCTCCTTCGACGCAGTCCGTGCGACTACGGACTGGGAGCAACTCACCTGCTTGGAGCAGATGACGTTGGAGGACTTGATTGATATGTAATATCAATTTCACAGGCACACTGATGAGTCCTGAATGGACGAAACGCCGTGAGGCGTCTGTGTCAAACTTCAAATTTCATCTACGATGACAATAAAATCCTTATACTTCCTCGTTCAAGAGGGCGAGGGCTTCAGCGTCTGTGCTGACTTGCTCACCTACGGAGGTGGCGGCTATGCCGTCGGAGGTTCAGTCCCTGCCGTCGGCGTGTACAAGTACAAGAACGACGAGCTTTCGTTCAATCGTTTCAAAGAAACGATGGTGAATCTCCAGCGCGTATCAACTGATGTGACGCAGGTGATTGGTGCTTGGGTCGATGCCGACGGCATCGCTTACCTCGAAATCTCTGACGTAGTGCTTTCCAAGCAAGTGGCTCTCGAACTTGCACGAGCACGTGGAGAGAAAGCCGTCTACGACTTCGCTAACTCTGAATCCATCTACGTATGAACATCTGGGAACGCTACCCCAAGCGGGGCACGACGAGCGATTGGCGCCCCAAGGCGGTGCCAACCGACGAGTACCGAATGGTCTACTACTACGGCTTCGACCGAGATGATTGGGATGCGCTCACGTTCAAGGCGTGGTCACTCGACCACGCGAAAGAGCGGGCACTCGAACTCGTCCCTAATGGACACCGCATCAAGTCAGTCAAACCTGTTGATAATCAGTAACTTAAACCCTTTCAGATGAACAAACGATTGAACATCGCGTTCCTCGCATTCCTTGCGTGGATGGCCACGCTTTTTGTGGTGGCTCTCCTCCACTAAATAGAGAGGTGAGTATATTACTCTCTGAACGTAGTGAAGAGAGGTAATATACGAACCCTCTCAATGTCAAACTTCAAATTTCCAATCCTATGGACAACTTCTTCAAACGCCCCGTCGGTGCGGCGGTGCTCTACCTCAACGACTTCCACTTCGGCAAGCGACTCAATGACCTGAATCGGTGTGCTCGGCTTGTACCTGACGACGTGAAGGGCATGGCTTCCATCCTCTCGAACGTGCCACAAGCTGGCACCGCCACGGCAAAGCTTGCCATCGACCAACTCGTTACATGGGCAGACGATGCCGAAAAAGCAGAGCAATGAAATTCACACACTCCTTCAAGACCACACTCCCCTTCGTGTCAATGCGGACATCCTACGACGTAGACCTTGACGCCGCGAAGAACGTAGAGATGGACACCTCCATCGGGATTGACCCCAACCATCAGTATGGTGGGTGGTACGAAACCTACGACCTCGAATCAGGAGGCGACCGCTTCTATGCAGGTGGTGTGCTCGAAGTGTACTGGGATGACAACGGAGAGGTACGCCTCACGGGGTACGATGGATGCTTCGAACTCCCTGAATATATCATCGAAGCCCTTGAAAAGAAGGGCGTAATCATTGACCTATGACACAAGACAAATGCGAACGTGCAGTCAAAGCACTGCAAGAACAAGGCTTCTCTGCCTCCTATGTGCAGGGAGCACCTGACAACCACGGCGTATGGTTGGACAACGTATGGAATGACGCCCTTCAGGGAGCCTTTAGCTTCCGCATCCACGACGAAGAAATCGAATGGTGGCAAACCCAAAACAAACCAGTATGACACAGGCAGAACGACTCGACAACCGCACGAAGAACTGCGGTAGCTTTGAACTTGCGCTCATCCGAGCGTGGTTCAAGGCCGACAACATCAACAAGAAGATTCTCGAAGCGGCCTTCAAGGACACCAACTTCGACCTAACATAGAGAGTGTTAGTATATATCTCTCTCTGAACGTAGTGAAGAGAGATATATACAACACCTCTCAATAACAAATTCAAACTTCAATTTAATTACGATGGACAACATCAAGCAAATGACAAATGCGGAGTTCCTCACTCACCTGACGGAGGGCTACTCCAAGTACGGGGCACTCGTACAAATGGTGGTCATTGACTGCCTCGCCAAAGGACTCGACCAATACATCGAGCACAAGGAGGAAATCCTTGCAGACTACAAGGCTAACTGCGAAGCGGGCAAGTTCTCCTTCGTGAATATGGAGGCATGGGTAGCATGCTGTGAAGAAACCAAACAACGATTCAACGACAAGTACTCATGAAAATAACACTCGGACACAATCAAGTAGCCGTACTCGACTACTCCACACGAGAGGTGGACATCATCACCATCGCTAACCTCGACGACGTTGAGGATTTGGAATCAACACTATACGAACTTGGGTACAACCCATCTGAAATCTCATACATGGCATGAACAACATCATCGAAGTAATTGTCGAGCTGTCCCGCATGCAGGGACAGGCAATCGACCGAGCACAGGCAGAGGCTCTCAACACTGCCATCGAAGCTGGCTACGACAAGTGGCAAGCAAGCAAGACATTTAATCTCAACAAAAGCAACGACAATGGCTGATACACAAGTGAAAGACCAACCATGGGGTAGCTACTGGGACAACGAAGGCAAGTACCAAGAGCAATACACAAAGGCATGGGAGAAACTTATCCCCTTCGAGGGTGAGGCAGAGGACGGGTGGCCCGAAGCCCTCCGTGCTATCTCCCGCATCGGCTACGACTACTACAACAACGGGTTCTGCAACCTGTGGAGGGAGTGGGATGATGGCGACAAAACTATGGATTCGTACTACAAGGGCATGGTAGACTACCTGCGAGACCACGTACCGTCTGACCTGTACCGCGAGTTCAGGGGTTGGCTACCCACCATCAGATACGATAGCATCTCATGGGGTACGAATGGTGACGACATCATCGACCGCATCATCAATCACATTATGGAAGGCATCATCGAAGATAGCCTTCTCGAAGAGGAATTGGTTGATTGAAGTTTGACCATCGAGGAGGCATGAGTGACTGAAACGTCAGTCCGCCTCCTCACTTTTTTCAAGGGAGCGCAGTCGGTGCGTACGTCCACGAATACCATGACCACTCAGGTCGGACGTCAGTTGTGTTCGATTCCCAACCTCCCTTCTATTTAGTATCTCTTACTATACACTCTCTTCATTTATGAAGAGTGTATAGTTAGAGAGACTTATACGACTTCAAATTTCAAACTTCAATTCAATACCATGAAACAATATGCAGTAATCCACGCTGTCGCAGGACTCTTCGAAGGGTACTCCGACACCACTTGCGAGTTCTTCCCCAAGCGGAGTTTCGCAGACAAGCACATCAAGCAAATCCTCAGCGGCTACCGCAAGGATGAGATGTGCGTAGACATCGACGAATCAGACCCGATGAACGTCATCGTCACCATGACCCGTCAGTACGAGGACTACCACGCTTGCGTCCCGTCTGACATGGACCATGACGATTGGGTGGCAGAGAGCGGCGACGATTGCAGCGTCGAGGTGTTCCGCATCATCGAGGTTGACTTATCTGACCGCCCTGACTCCACCGAGTCATGCTGGCTCACGTGGGACCAAATCGAAACATGCCCTGCATGGGATTACTACCCTTTGTGTATGTCCTTGGTGGCTCGTGTTACATCCGATGTCCTTGACACAACCACCGACGGACAACCCACACAATCCTTGCACAACATGGCGCAACTCGGTGACTTCATCTCCTCGGTGTACTACGGCAACCACGCATTCATCGACCTCGATGACTACTCGATGCACGCTTTCCGCATCCCCAAACCCAACTTGGAATCACAATCTGTGATGTCAAGACGTCAGCCTACATCCTGACAACCGTCCGTAAGACGTCAGGATTTACGCTGAACATACATGACGGAATATCGCATCATTAACCCCTGATTTGAGCTATAAAGTAGGAAATATACATCATGAAAAACACAATCAACTTCACCGACCTCGAAAAGCAAAAGCTTATCGAACGTATCAGCCACGTGCTGAACTACACAGGGGCGTACACCGAGTTGCATAAGCTACTCGTTGACCGCGAAGAGGTGCTCCTACACACTGACATGGAGAACCTTGCCGATGAACTCGAAGAATTTATTTTCAACTGGACAAAAATCGAAGACGATGAATAAAACAACACAAATCGCCCTATCCTTCATGGCCATCATGCGGGACTACCAAGAGCGTCAGGAAGACGACCCAAACTTTGACCCACGTACACGGCTCTACGACCTGTACGACGAACTAGTATTTATCTACGAAAAAGCAAAAGACAATGACGAGTAAAGACATCCAAGACTACATCGAGGTTGACCTCGGCTTCGCTATGCGTCACGACCCCGAGATGCTCCTCGAAGCAACACAGGAAACCGCATCCACCTTTGAGCTTGACGAGTGGGGAGTCCTTCGGCTTGTGCTTGCCAACGAACCAATGACTGGTACACATAGCTATGGATTCCACACCCGCTACGGCAGAGCAATCATTGACCACTTCTCATTTATCTACGGCTCATGATGCGAGTACACGACCTCCTCAGTGCTAACCCGTACGACGGGGACTACCGCATCCGAGTAGAGCACATCGAACGTGAAGCCCCTGAAACTACACGACAACTCAAGAAACATTTACAAACTTCACCTCAACTCAAGAGCGTAGTCATTGACTGCGTCAATTCAATCTTCAAAGCAACATTACAATGAACTCATTCCAAGAATCCAAGAACGAACTCGAAGCGGCTATCCGCTACGCAGAGAACGCTATCTCATCTGCACAGGGGACTATCGAATCGATGGAGTTCCGCCAAGAGATGGCGAAGAAAAACTACCAAGAACAGACAGGTCGTGAGAAAGCTCTCCAAGCTCAGGTCGGTGAACTCAAGTCCGAGTGCGCCGTTCTTGCGGAGCGTATTGATGAGATGAAGGACGCCGCGTTTGCCGATGCCAACACCATCAAGCACCTCAAGGAGGCAAACATGAGCCTCGTGTGCGACAACGACGACCTCAAGGATGAGCGCACCATGTTAGAGAAGAACGTCAAGTACCTGCGTGACGAGAACGAACGACTGAAGCGTGAGAAGGAAGCATCAAGCGGACCATGCGGATGCCAAGCATACCGCGACCTCGAAGAGAAGGTTGCTACTATGCCCGTCATCCCTCGTGACGTAGCCATCGCCATCTTCCGTGAGGGTACGTTGTTTGGGGTAGAGGCCGCTTGCGATGAGATTCAGGGGGAGACCATCAACATCAGCGAGAGCGACTACGTCGGTGACTTCTCCATCTCATTCGAGCGTGACATCGACCTCGACGGCTTCATCGACTTCGACTGGGTGCGTAGCAAGATTGGTGACTACGACGAAGACAACGTCACTGCCAACCTCAAAGGGCTGTGTGCCAAGAGCAACTTCGAGTGTCGTATCCACGGAATCGACGACAATGACTAATCAAGTGAACGTAAAGCCTGAGGTAATCATCCGCAGGTTACACTTCACACAAGGCAAGACTCCCGAGGAGATTGCTCAGATGTGGAGATTCGAATTGAAATATGTAGAACAAATCATTAACACAGAAAAATTTAAAACCATGAAGAAGACAAAGATGTCTGCCAAGACGCGCAACAAGCGCATCGTACAACTCCGAAAGGAAGGACTTACTCAAGAGGCTATTGCCGACAATGTAGGATGTAGCACAAGCACGGTCCAACGTGTGCTCGGTAGCCGACCACGTCAGCAACAGGTTACCAAGCCAGTAGCCAAGAAGGTTGTCAAGCCCAAGGCTTCACCGAAGACTGGCTTCGTCACCGAGTACAGCATTCTGTGGGGTGCGTTCAAGTTCGTCAAGACTAGCGCGTGACGGACGAATACATGGATGAGCTCATGCGCCGCATCGACAACAAGATGCAGGCGTATGAACTCTACCGCAGACCACAAGACAAGATGATGTTGGAGTGTATGCTCCAAGACTACGAAGCAAAACAGAAACTCAAACTTCAAGATGAAGCAAAAGAAGAAACGATTTCAGGTACGATTCCACCTTGGTAAGGGTGAGAACTACATGTGTTGGCAAGTGAAGGACTTCGGTGTCAACCGAGCCGCCAACAACGGCAAGGCTAGTATCGACTACTACGCCCCATCAAACGTAGCCCTTGAGCTAACCAACTGCACCCTGCGTAACTCTCCAGCTACGGCCATGAAGATTTACAACGGCCAAGCCAAGACAGTATGTGCGTGGGTAGAGTGCGACATGATCGACGTACACTACAAGAAGTCCCCTGACTTTGAGCGTCCACCCATCAAGAACATGGACAAGTACAAGTACAACCCACGCAAGCACATGCACTGGTTCACCAAGCGTCTACGTAACGCAGACAACAAAGAGCTGAAGAAAATGTACACTAATAACAGAGCCATTTATGGACAAGTTTCAAAGATTCCTTCGCAACATAGCGAAGGGTGAGAACAAGAGCGCACGCGCACGACGACGTCTAATGGAGCGGGAACTGAACAAACTAAATAATGACAGAACAACAAGTGATGGAGTGGATGGAGGACTACCTCGACGGGACTAAGGTCGAGCTAACTGCCCTCGGTATGATTAAGGCAGACATTGCAGAACATGGGTTTGAGAACTGGCTTCACATGCCAGCCATACCTATCGTCGAGTGGTATCTAGAAACAACCAACGAAGTAGCAACACAACTAGTACACGACTACAAGACTATGCTCGACCAAGAAAAAGAACTCGACGAGCTAGGCATCAAGCAATCCATGAAGCTCGACCCCGTGCAGAGCATGGACGCATTCAAGGGTGGTGTGCTCGAAGTGTTTGAATCCTTGCTACTCTATCTAACCGTACAAGAAATGGCATCAGCATACTATGGAGAACACACACATTAAGCAGATGATGCTCGAAGCACGCCGCGAATACGAGCATCGGTTGGGATATGACATCGACGAAGACTCCCGACTACAACACTACGTGCAGGACAGAACTGCACTAGCTAACGCATGGAGGCCTTATACTTCTTACCGAGAGATTGGTGAGGTTTTCGGCAAGGACCATAGCACAATCGTGCACTACTGCAAGGAGCACGAGCCTATGCTCAACACATACGCTAGCTATATGTCCAAGTTCGACGATGCCGTCGAGGTGACGCAACGTGTAGCCCATCGACTAGCCGTACATCCTAAGATGAAGTACGGGAAGTCACGTAACCTACATGATGAGCTAATGGTTATCAGAAACACAATCAAGAACTTACGTCAATTCGAAAAAAAAATCGAGCTAATGCTTGCATCTAATGGGACGTCTACGTAAATTTGCCCAGTTGTTGAAAGTCATTTGGGTCGAAGACATCCAGCATTGGGTGTGGTGGCATACCATCGGCAAGTGGCGAGTACGCAAGCACATTAAAGAAGGCAGGTGCCTTAAGTGTGGCAGGTTAATAGATTCGGATAATTGTCATTGTGACCACATTTTAATTTAATTCACTATCATCATGTCGAACTACAAGTTCAAGACCACGAACATCCGTGGTAAGCAGTACGTTGAAGTCAACGAACGCATTAAGTTCTTCCGTCAGGAGGAGCAGTACAAAGAATGGACTATTGCAACCGAGTTCCCTGTACTTGAGGAGGACGCTTGTGTATGTAAATGCACAATCGCTAACTCTCAGGGACGAGTAGTAGCCAATGGCCATGCCCATGAAGAGAAGGGCGCATCTAACATTAACAAGACAAGCTATGTCGAAAACTGTGAAACATCAGCAGTCGGTCGAGCCTTGGCCATGCTCGGAATCGGAATTGATACCTCTATCGCCTCTGCCAACGAGGTTGAAGACGCCATCTCCAAGCAACAAGAGATGGTCGACAATCCTCTTGTACAGAAGCTTTCGAAGAAGCTCGACGCGCCAGTAGAGAACATCATGGACAAGGCTGTGTCTTACATCAAGACGCAGACAGACAAGAAGAAAGCCTTCGAGTCTATCACCAAGAAGTATGGTGACCAGCTCACCGAGAAGCAGGTAGCTGGACTCAAGAAGTTTGTGCGATGAGCATGCGCGACAGGTTGCAGGAGAGTGTGGGCAAGCCCCACCTCTCTTACTCCTCTCTCAAGTACGCCCTTGGAGACATGCGTCTCTGGGAGATGTACATGCGGGGCCAACTGAAGAAAGAGTCTGAAGCTCTCACCTTCGGAACCCTGTACGATATGCTCTTATTCGAACCAGAGAAAGCACATGACACATATTTTGTATTGGACGATAGCGACATTGTCGGTAGTATCGGTGGCAAGTACCCTCGCAGCACTAAGCGTTACAAGGAGTGGAAAGCCGAGCAAATCGAAAATCAAACCGACAAGGAACTGGCTAGCCAAGAGGATTGGAAGAAAGCGCACGAGATGATCCAGCGCCTGAAGGATTGTGGGTTGTACGACTTACGATTCGCAGGAGGAAAGTTTCAAGTCGAGTTCAACGTAGACCTCGATGGTGTCCCCCTCAAGGGATTCCTTGACTGTCTTCAAGATGGATTCATTGTGGACTCCAAGTCTGCTCGGTCTATCGAGAAGTTTAGGTATGACGTCAATAGCTGGAGCTATGACATCCAGGCCTATGTATACACGAAGGTATTTGATATACCTGATTTCTATTGGGTGGTACAGGAGAAGGCTTACCCCTTTTACCCTGCGGATGTGAAGTGTTCAGAGGAAACTCTGTTCCGAGGCGAGATGAAATTCCACCAAGCCCTTGAAAACATCCAAGCCTACCTAAATGGAGACAAGAAAACAGAAAAGCACTACGCTGAATTTGTGGTGTAAAATCTTACTTTACGGAACTCTGTTCCTTATTTTTGACAACCTTTTTTACAATTTAATTCTATCATGAGCGATAAGCAGTATGATTCAGTACTCGTAGGGTACGCAGAGGAGCCACGTTACAACGACGATGGCCAGTTGATGTCTTGGAACGTCCGCTTCAAGGACACCGAACTCCAAGAGATGATTGAGAAATACGCTACCAAGCGTAATGAACAGGGCCAAGGGGGTAACCTCTACGTCACCATGTTCATGTCTAAGAACGGGAAGGCTTGCTGCCGTGTGTTCGATCCGAACAGCGCAGCTGCCAAGGAGCGCCGTGCCGCTAAGGAGGCAGAAAGCTCTACGGAGGATGCCCTCCCATTCTAAGGCTCCTATCCATTACATGACCGCTCGTGTCGCCTTCAAGAAACGGAAGGTTGTACACGAGCGTGTCGTGTGGATAGTTTCTGTGTTCGAGAATCCAAGCGATATCATGGCTTACGATGTCAAGACTATGCACCGCCTAGGGCTTGAGCTCTACGGGAAGAACGCTAAGTCTGAGAAGCAGATAGTTATCCGTGAGATTCTCACTAAAAAATTCATTTCAAATTCAACCCTATCTCAGGATGAACACAAGAAACAAAATCAAGAAGAGATGCAAGGAGCTTGAGGATTTGCTCCTCATGAAGAACGCCAAGTACGGTGATGCCGCGCTTGACCCTCTAAACATTTTCTCAAAAGCTGGCGCTGTAGCTGGCATCAAGGTGCGTATTGACGACAAGTTGAAGCGCATTCAGAACGCAGGTCTCGTAGACGCAACGGAGGATACGTTGCAAGATCTGGCAGGTTACCTTATCCTCCTCATGATTGCCAAGGACAATGAAAGTCACGATATTCAAAAACGTATTCGACAAGACAGCACCCCATCACATTCCACTACAGCTAGCGTTGGAGCGGATTCAGAATGGGAAGTCGAGTACACTGGTATCTGAAGTCCGAGATGGCGATAAAACAAAAAAGCAAGAGCTCCCCGTTGTCTGTTTCAGCGGGGAGTTCTCGTCTAGGGCCGATGATGCGCTCTTCGAGCATTCGGGGTTCATTATCCTCGACTTTGATCACGTGGATGTTGATGCGACCAAAAGGTCTCTTGCCACGGACGATTTTATTCATTCATGCTGGACGTCGCCGAGTGGACAGGGCGTTAAGGCTCTGGTCAAGATTACAAACCCTGAACGACATCGAGACCACTTTCGAGCGCTTGTCAAATATTTCGAACGAACGCACGGACTAGAACTCGATGAGTCTGGTATCAACGAGTCTCGGGCTTGCTTCGAATCTTACGACCCAGACATCATCATCAAGGATGAGTACAAGAAGTTCGGTCACTTCACGACCGAGCATGCCGAAGCTCAGGTTCCTACCAACGAAGCTTACGACTACACAGACTACATGAAGCTCAACCTGGCTGCGCGAATGATTCGCAACGCTCAGGACGGAGAGAAGTGGGTGACCCTCAACCGAGCGTCGATCCTGTGTGGCGGATACGTAGCTGCTGGACGTATGGAGCAGGAGGAGGTTGTACGAATCCTTTTTCGTGAGATCTGCAAGCGTGACGTAGACAACGAAGAGCACGCACGCCAGACGATCATCGCAGGCATTGAGAAGGGCAAGCAGATGCCCATCAAGGACATCATCAACGAAGAGAAATCAGCTCAGCGTGAGATGCTCCTGAACGATGGGGATATGTCCTTTATCTCGTCCGACGATGAAGACTTCCGATGGATTGACGACTACTCTCAGGGTAAGATTGATATCGGACTGGACACTGGTGACCCTCGCCTTGACGAGTACTTCCGTTACAAGAAGGAGTTCGTCATCGTGAACGGCCACTCCAACGTGGGTAAGACCACGACAATGCTTTATTTAATTACTAACTCAGCGGTACGCCATGGCTGGAAGTGGGTGATTTACTCCTCGGAGAATCGCACAGCCTCTGTAAAGATGTCCCTCATGCAATTTGCTATGGACAAGAAGGTGGCAGACATGACGTTCCTCGAACGCAAACAAGCTTACAAATGGGTGCAAGAACACTTCACCGTCATCAACAACAATCAAATCTACAGCTACAGCGATATCATTCTTTTCATGGAGAAGGTGATGCGCCAGCAGCCGATCGACGCGATCTTCGTGGATCCGTACAACAGCCTGAAGCTGGACATGAAGAACAGCGGTATCGGAGTACACGACTACCACTACGAAGCGGCGAGCGAGTTCCTAACGTTCAGCAAGGCCAACAACGTTGCAGTGTGGCTCAACATGCACGCAGTAACGGAGGCTCAGCGACGCAAGGGTGATGACGGATTGCCTATCGCTCCGTATGCAGAAGATACAGAGGGTGGCGGAAAGTTCGTAAACAGAGCGGATTGCTTCATGACGATTCACCGAAAGGTTCAAGCCATGGACCCTGAGATCCGCAAGATGAGTGAGTTACACGTTCGGAAGGTACGTGAGGTCGAAACAGGTGGTGCTCCTACTCCTTTGGAGGATCCGTACCGACTTCAGATGAATCTTTCCCACACTGGATTCACAACCATGACAGGACAACGAGCACTGTATCAGCCGATTAACTTTCCCAAGGAGGCGTCAATGCCTTTGAACATGAGCTTCCTTAGTTGATTTCTCAGATTTTCTTTGGTAACTTCGTTCACATGAAGAAACGGACAAAGACTCCGAAGAAGCGTTCAGCGAAAAAAAGACAACTAGGGAGGTACGCAAGTTCACTTGAGAAGTATTGTGCTGACCAGCTTAAAGAATACGGGCTAGCCTTTGACTATGAGGAACATCAGTTCGAACTCATGGAGAAGTTTCGATTCCCGAACAAGTACTTTAAGATGACTGCAAAGGGGAAAGAGATGACTGACCGATCTGGGTCAGTCGTCCTTCCCATCACATACAAGCCTGACTTTGTAGGCAGGGATCATGATTGGATCATTGAGACGAAAGGATTTCTTCCTTCTCACCATGATTTCCCTATGAGGTGGAAACTTTTTCTTCGGCATTTAGTTGGAAAGGACTCCAAAACGATTGTATTTTTAGCGAAGAATAGTGGTCAGGTAGACCATGCTATCCAAGAAATACTACAATCTATTAAAAATGGAGATATCTAAACTGAGCTGGTATTACTTCCATGCTTGTGATAAGATACATGAGATCGTGGACGATCTTTATGAGGCCTTGCACAGGGAGAAGGGTGAGCCAGTAGAAATGTCGGGTGAAGTAGAAGAGGCGATGGAAGGAGTGAGGACGGCTATTTACCACGAGCTTGATTTAATCAAAGCAGCCGTCGATGAGCACGAGTCAGAATCGGAGAAGGTACAGTAACGCTACTGGCCGAGTTGCCGAGGTTAGGTTTGTGAGAGCGGCGCGAAATAAAGGACTCTTGGTAACTAAGTCTTCTCACACGGAAGACATGCACGAACACATCGACTATTGGCTTGCCATCAAGGATGGTGGTAAGTGGGGGGTCGATGTGAAAGGTAACAACCTACCAGATGAGATCTGGTGTGAGTTTAAGAACGTTAGGGGAAACCCTGGATGGATGTATGGTGGTGCAACGATCATCGCCTTTGACATGCCAGAAGAAGGAGGGTTTGCCATCGTGGATCGAGAAGAGCTGGCGTTCTTCTGCGAGAAGCACGTATCAGACGAAGTCGTCTCAGATAAGCGCAATGCCTACCTGAAAAGATACACCCGCAAGGACCGTGAGGACGTAATAACAATCCTTAAGTTACACGATCTCAAGAGTTTACTATCCTACAGAGTGTGGGAGTACGATAAGAGATACTGACGTATCTTAGCGGTCCCTTTTTTCAAAAATCTAAACCTTAAAAAATGAGTTATAACCCAGAGTTAATTCCCTGGGGCGAGGTCGGCTACGCTACTTACAAGCGGACCTATGCACGCCCTATCAAAGATCGAACAGAGGAGTGGGAAGAGACAGTTGATCGCGTAATCGAGGCGTGCAACAAACAGTTGAAGTGCGACTTCAACGAAAAAGATCAAGCAGACATCAAGCGCATGATGATGCAGCTCAAGGGTACCGTCGCTGGACGATTCCTTTGGCAGCTCGGGACAAAGACAGTGGATCGCCTTGGCCTCCCGTCCCTTCAGAATTGTGCGTTCGTTGTTGTGGACGAACCGATAAGGCCTTTTACTTGGGCGTTTGAGATGCTCATGCTTGGCAGTGGAGTTGGATTCAACATCCAGCGTGAACATGTGTACCAGCTCCCTAAGATCAAGAAGAAAGTCAACGTCAAGCACGTAGAGGACCACGGCGCAGACTTCATTGTCCCCGACTCTCGTGAGGGGTGGACAGACCTTTTGCATCGTGTCCTTGAAGCTTCGTTCGTAACGGGACAGGGGTTCACCTATGACACCTCTTTGGTGCGTCCAGCTGGCGCTCCTATCAAGGGATTCGGCGGGACGGCAAGCGGACCAAACGATTTGATCTGGGGGATGAACGAAATCAACCGCATCCTCAATGAGCGAAGTGGTAAGCGCCTCCGTCCAATCGACTGCTTGGACATCATGAACATCATTGGCAAGATCGTCGTGGCTGGTAACGTCCGTCGGTCTGCACAAATTGCAATCGGAGACCATGACGACATCGAATACTTGCGAGCAAAGCGCTGGGACCTCGGGGGCATCCCCAACTGGCGAGCCATGTCCAACAACTCAGTCGCATGCGACGACATTTCTCTCCTCCCTGAGGAGTTTTGGGAGGGGTATAAAGGAAATGGCGAACCTTATGGGCTTATTAACCTTGAAGCCTCGCGTCGTATGGGAAGGACAGGTGACACTATGCACCCTGACCCAGACGTCATGGGGTACAACCCGTGTGCGGAACAGAGTCTTGCTCCATTTGAGACCTGTTGTCTCGCCGAGATCTATCTACCGAATATTGAGACGGAGAGAGAGCTCAAAGATGTTGCTGCACTCCTATACCGTATCAATAAGCATAGCTTGGCGATCAAGTGTGCGGTTCCCGAAACTGAGGACATCGTTCACAAGAACATGCGTATGGGGATTGGTGTAACTGGTTATCTTCAGGCTACAGAAGAGCAGCGTAGCTGGCTCTCATCTGTATACACTCACCTTCGAGCCTATGACCAAGAGTACTCTAGACTTTGCGGATTTCCGACATCTATTAAACTTACAACTGTTAAGCCCAGTGGAACGTTGTCTCTACTTGCTGGCGTTACACCAGGAGCACATCCAGGGTATTCGCAGTACTACATTCGACGAATTAGAATGGCTGCAGATAGTGAGTTGGTCGGCGTGTGCCGAGACAATGGGTATCACGTAGAATATGTCAGGAATTTTGACGGAACGGAGGATCACTCTACCGTTGTTGTCAGCTTCCCATGTTCTTTCCCTGAAGGCACGACTTTTGCTCATAACATGACTGCTGTAGACCAGTTGGAAGTCATTAAGCGATTGCAGGCTGAGTGGTCGGATAACTCTGTGTCAGTAACTATCTACTATCGCAAGGAGGAGCTTGACGCCATTAGAGAGTGGTTAAATGAGAACTACATCAACGTCAAGTCAGTATCGTTCTTGCTCCACAACGAGCACGGATTTGATCAGGCTCCTATGGAGGAGATCTCTCACGAAGAGTGGATGAAGATGTCGAAGGAGGTTACTCCGATCACCAGCCTCACTCAGCTGAACATGGAGGACATCGACATTGCGGATTGTGAAGGTGGTGCATGTCCAGTACGATGAAAAGGATTGACCAATGCTGGATTTCCCAAATGTACTATCTTAGTAACGTTACACGGGTTAGTTGACTGTGGAACTTCGCAATCTGTGGAGGGGGGCTTACATAAGTTCCCCTCTTCTCTTTTTCGTACCTTTGGGGGTGAATGAAAACCTTTATCACTACCCTCCTACTGGCAATTACCTTTTCGAGCATAGCTCAAGAGTGTAGCCTCTTAGTGCCTGATAACGTGAAAGTTATGGGCATGAGTCGAACTGATGTTAACCTCGCAGAGGTTGATACAGTGGTACTACCCATTGTGTTCCATATCGTGCACACTGGGGCTGGCGAAGAAAACAACATCTCCGACGAACAAATCATGTCGCAGGTCGATGTTTTGAATGATGAGTTCGCTGACAGTAAGATTCAGTTCTGTATGGCCGTGCGAGATCCTGAAGGCAACCCAACCAACGGCATCACTCGCACCGATTACAGCTGGAACAAGGAGTATGTAGCCAATGGTATCAGCAATGGCTCAGGTGGCGGAGCTGACCAGACACAAGTAAAGTCTGACGCGGGGTGTTGGAACCCTGAAGAGTACATCAACTTTTACGTGGTTAACGAGATCAATGGGAATGACGGGGGATGGGGTATTCAGGGATTTGCTTACCTCGGACCTACTGGTGATTGCAGAGACGGTGTGGTGTGTCTGTACAACGTAACGGGCAACATAGGTACGCTGAAGCCAGGTCGAGAGCTTGGGTTTACGGGGGTCCACGAGATGGGTCATCACCTTTCTCTTTGGCACACATTCTCTAACTCGAACGACTGCGTAGAGACGAACTGCGAGACTCAGGGTGATCAGGTATGCGACACTCCGCCAACCACCCCGAATGATATTGGGTGCGTTGCCGCAGATTGCCCCGACGCTTTGCTTGAGAACTTTATGGACTACACTCCCGAGACTTGTAGGGAGTCGTTTACTGTTGGTCAAGCTGAGCGTATGCACGAATGCTTGCAGACTGTGAGGTCTGGCCTTCTCGACAACCTGTCCTGTGTGCCTATAGTAGACTACGACGCGACACCGCTAACAGCCTACTATCAGCAGACGTGGTGCACCCCAACTCAGGATATTTGGATCGACGTAGTAAACCAAGGAACGCTCCCTTTGGACGTCATCGAGGTGCAGCTCTACGTCAATGGAAACCAATACGCAGAATACTTATACGACGTTCCTACTGGCACCCACGAAGTGTTGTTTGAGAACGTATATGTTGATGGAGCCCAGATGTTCGAGGTCCAAGTAGTTAGCTCCCTTGATCAATATCAAGACAACGATTACTCTTGGTGGCCTATCGAGACTGTCTCTGGGGAGCTTATGAATATCACCGTAGGGACGGACAACTGGGCCAACGAAGTCGACTGGGTGCTCTACGATGAGTTTGGGGAAATTGTAACTGGGGATGGGGACTATCCTTTTGGGGTGAATACATACGAGTATGAGGTATGCGTCTACGAGGGTTGCTATACCTTCGAGGCCACCGACACTAACGGAGATGGGATGTGTTCTTTGGACTTCGGTAACGATGGTATTTGCGACATTGGAGGGGATGGGATTACGGCCAGTGTTAATGGGAGTGTCATCTTCGCTACGGAGCAAACGGAGTACTCTCTCTTCGACACAACCTTCTGCTTCTCTATTGGGGATTGCCCTCTTGACTTTGACGGTAACGGAACCGTAGGCAATGGTGACGTGCTTGATATGATACTTGAGTACGGGTGTCAGTCTGGATGCCAGACGGACCCAAACAACGATGGTATCGTAAACGTAATGGACCTACTCTACATGCTCACCAACTTGGGCGATTGCCCGCTTGAGCAAGACCTCTCTATAGGTATGCTTAAGGACGTAACCCTTGCCGCAGCATCGGCAGGAGGTGTTGGAAAAAATCCTCAGATCTACGACATGACGGGGCGGAGGGTTCGAGGCCCTGTGGAGTCCCTGGCCACGGGAGTCTACATTCTGAAGTGGGAAAGTGTAACCAAGAAAGTATTTGTACAATGAGAGCGGTACTATTGTGGTTTCTGATTCCTGTTCTGTCCTATGGGCAGGGAATATGCGATATGGAGATCATAGGGTTTAACCCCATCTCCACGGATATAACAATCGCTATTAACGGAGGGTACTGCACGCCTGAGGCTGGGGATTCTATCGGTGAGTTCTTATTGTCTCTGGCATTTAATCCAGCGCTAGACGATAACGGAGACTGGGGGTGTATATACCCTAACGGATGGGCATACCTCATCTTCCCACTCAACTTCCCTGGTTTCGACATAGGCGAAGGAGCGGATCAGATACTCCAGACAGGGGATACTGTTTCTTTTACCCTCGATGAGATACCAACGTTTGGAAGCGGAACAGCGGCATGCTGGATAGACATCATGCAAAGCGGAGCATACTATGAAGAGTGCCTTGTTCTTACTGTGTGGCAAATCAACGATAGTCACCCACTTGACGGAAGCAACACTGGACTAGGTGGATTCCCATACCCTGATGCCAACATCTTCAATTCGTGGATTATGTGGAGCCTTAATGGAGCGTGCGATCCACCACCTCCCCCTATCGTATACGGGTGTACAGATATGTTTGCGTACAACTACAACTTCGCTGCTTCGCAGGATGACGGAACGTGCGTATATCAGGGGTGTCAAGACCCTCTGGCACTTAACTATTGCGAGGAGTGTGAAGTAGAAGGGCCATGTATCTATGAGCCTCCAGGAGGTGAGGATTGCAGCGATCCACTGATCTTTATAGCAAACACCTTTAGTCCCAACAACGATGGTCTTAACGACTACTGGAAGGTCGTTACAAGGGCAGAGTGCTGGCTCACATGGGAGCTCAGGATCTACAATAGATGGGGCACGCTCGTATGGATGAGCTACGACCCAGACGCTAAATGGATAGGGGAAAGGCTTGATGCCTTTGTCCCTGACGGTGTATACACCTGGGCTCTCAAGGCCAAAACTTATGAATCAACGAAGGTTGTGGACATGGCTGGCCACGTCACCATATTCAGGTAGTCAGGGCTGCTCTATCGTGTTAGCCTGCTGAACTTCGTAGACCTTATTTTGGATCTCGTTAAAAGGAGTTCCGAGTCTAAAGCTTATGTCTGCAACGTATTGCCACGCAGGTCTATCTCCATTGTATATCACAACAACGGGGACTGCTGTAACGCTAGTCTTAATTGACTCTGGTTGGTCCTCAAGCCAGCCGAATTTATAGTTGCAACCACGCAGTTCCTCAAGGTCTCTTCGGGTGTGGTTCTCGTTCCATTCAGCATTGATCTGAACCACCGTAACCTGCTCTTCTGGGAGAGAGTTAAGCTTTACTGCAGCTCCAGTTCCAAGTGCGCCAGCTGCAAGCGCCAAAATAGCAATAGTCTTGTTCATCAGTCCTGAGTACTTAATTCATAGAGCCTTTGTTCAATCAAATCCAGCTTCTCTCCATTCTCCTCCACTTGCTCCTGAGTGTTCATGATGGTTTCTCTTATGAGTTGGTCCTTAAGATCGTATTCTGTTCTAGACACCTCTGGCTTAGGAAGCTTTTTAGCTAACTCAATGTCAGCCTGCAACGCAAACCACATCCCGCATAGCGAAATTACAAAAGAAATAATAACCACTATGGTTTTGATGTCGAGAGTGAACTCGGTCTTGTCGTCAAGCTTCATTTTTTGGACTTTTCGAGGGTTCTTCCAGCAAAGTATGCGCCAAAAGATGTTAGCATAAGAATCTCCAGCAAAGATACATAACTTTCCTTCACGTTAAAGGGCAGGTAATCAAGCGAGTCCAGCACCATGGTCACCATGAACATGGCCATGAGAGCGATCAAAGTCACTGGTCTGATGTACTTTGCGAGCTTGACGTCGCTCCCCATATCAGCCTTCCATCTTTCAGTTACATTGTTCTGATAGGCTATCTCTGCGTCAAGGACTGCCTTGGCTTCTGCAGGGTCTACACTATCATCATTATCGAGAAGGTTCTTCACTATCCCGAGAGCTCCCTGATCTGGCAAAAGATCACCCACTGTATCCAATACACTAGGCGCTTTATCTTTTAGCCACTTGCCAAGGTTGGTGTCTTTGATCTTATTTTCTTGCTTGCTCATATCTCTTGTTGAACTCCATGATTATCTTTCTTTCCTTCTCTCTGAGCTCCTGTATTCTCGCTATGCGTTGAGCATACGGGAGCTTGTTTGCTTCTCTTTTAGCAGCTCTTAGCTGACGGAGCATCTTGTCTACCTTATTCAGGTAGTTATCCATTCCTCTAGTAATGCCTCTGTGTCTTTCTGGATCGTATTCTCCAGATGCCTTTATTTCCTTTACGTAAGACTTGAGCTCTTGCTTGTTCTCGTTAAACAACTCAAAGTCATAGTACTTAGATGGCTCTCCGTAAAGTATACGCGCAAGAGGTATCTCATTTGCCTCAATCTTTATGTCTTCTCCAGAAGAGAACTTAGAGACTATCTTCTTTGGAACTGCAACAGATCTGTTTACAAACTGACCAGCTGATCCGATATAGTACTCGAACATGTACCAAAGCTTATCTGGATTAAAATCAAGTCCTCCAGATTTGTACTCACTTCCACCAGTGGCTTCATTCATCCACTTGAAGAAGTCCTTCACGGCCTCAGGGGATCTGAAAGAAAGCTCTGACTCTGGGCGCTGAACTCCGAACGGGAGATTCTCTCCTGTTACTGGAGCTCCAAAGTAAGTTTCATTCACCATGACCTCAACCCAAGGCTTGAGTACCGTTGGAACTGCTCCCTTACCGACGCTCGTCATAAGGTCTTTAGACTGACCAAACGATACTGGAGAGAACGAGGCCATAAATGAGTTAAACAAGAACATCATCGCCTCATCAGCCTCCTTGCCTCCGTGAGCAGACTCTACCATAGCTGTACCCATGTTTGCAAACACGTTAAATCCATACGGCATAGGAATCTTAAAGTAGTCCTTTCCGTTGGGGCGCATAATGATAAGGTTTCTTTCCTTCACGTAATCTGGAATCTTGTCCCAGTATGGAGTTCCGTCTTCATCGTCGTCAGACATAGCGTAGCCAAGCTGCGCGAGCATAGCGCTAAACGTCGTCAATCCAGCAGCCATCCATTGTGCTGCGTTGACTCTTTCAACTCCCTTTCTTCTTGTGCCGTCTACCCTTGTTTCGGGTTTAAGCGTAAGCAACGACCTTCCAAGTCTTGCTGTACCCTGTATAGATGCGTTGAAGAACAAGTAAACAGCATTTAGGGCTGGACCCCATTCGCCCTGCTTATTGAAGTTAACAGTGATGTTCTTTGCAAGCTGAGCTGCCTTTTCTCTGCTGACTCCATTCTCCCTTGCAGCTATGTATGCAGCAAGCCTGATGCTATTCTCAAAGGCGTCGTTAACGCCCTCGATTGTTTCTGCAAAGTTCTTAGCCTTGCCGAGTATCTCTTGAGTTCTTGTCGTATCACTAGCAGCATTTTCAAGGTCGCTAGCTATTTGGTCTAGAGATCTTGCGTATGCCCAACCTGTCTTACCTCCGTCTTCTTTAAATTCTTGGAAATACTTCTCAATAGCTGGGTCTCCGCCTCTCTGAACAGAGTTCTTGACGAGCGTTTTAAGCGTTTGAGGAACAAGCTTCATCATCCTCTTGATGGTGCCCTTGCTGTTCAGCATTCCACCCTCTATATCGGCCTCTGCTGCTGCGTTAAATATAGCAGACTGAATATCTCTAGAGAAGTTGGATATCATAAACTCTGGGTTCAGAGTCGTGAATGACCTTCTCAGCCATTGTGCTGGAACTCTGAGCGCTCTTATGAATGCGTTGGTCTGTGGGAGGTTCATTCCCTTCAGGCTTTCAGCATAGCTTGGGTCCTTAAAGAATATGAACTTCTGCTCTCCATTGATTCTTACTGCGACAACTCTCGCGTCGTTGGGGTTCTGAACCTGACTCGCATCAAGTACTCTCCAAACCTTAGGATTAGGAGTATCCTTAATCAGGTTGTATAGAGTCGTGAGGGCTTCGTTGGTTCTGGCCTTTATGTGGATTCCTGCATTTTGAGCAACAATCTGAGCGAGAATGTTTTCAGCTTGACTCTTTCTACCTTGTGCTCTCTTGGTCGTAGATCCAAATACGTTCATGCCAGCCCCTCCAGTGGGATATGGAGATCCAAGATCTTCGTCTACAGCTACTCCAGCCAAAGGAACATAGTTGCTAAACATAGACTCAAAGGCATCAACAGTATCCTTGGTCTCAAGACCATACTTAACCATTGTGTCCCTTGTGTCTTGCTGTATCTCTCTGACCTTAGCAACGATTGGGTCCAGCTGAGCCTTGTTTGCGGAGTTGATGATTGCATCAGCCTCAGCGTTGGACATGCCACTACCATCCTTTATCGCTCCATTCGTTCTTTGCTCAATGATGGCATTGCGTTCCTTGGCGTGCAGGGCGTACAGGTACTGAGACAATGCAGTAACATCTATGCCAGAGTCCTTCATCATCTTGGTGATCTCCTCGACCTTCTTGTCGAGTTTAGCGAGATCTTCTGCGGCCTTGCCGTACATGAGCTCTTCAGCCATTTTGAAGTCCTTGTCTTTCGACAGCGGACCAAACTGCTTCTCTATAGACTGTTGCAGATTAAATATGTCTACATACTTGTCCTGAAGCCTTCTTATCCAAAGGTTTTTCCACCTCTGGAATCCAGTGTGGTTAGGGGCGTCCCAGGCTTTGTGCTTTCTCTTGCCAGCCGATCGCCTAATCGTGTCTTCTCCATCTGAGTGTGTAACCGTCTCCTCTCCTACGACTTGACCAGTAACACCCTTGGCCGCATAGAATGATTCCTGAGCCTCAAGGTAATCTTCGTATCTGTCGAATTTGTTTGCTTCGTCTGAAGCTTCAAATTCTTCCTTGGACATGAACTTAGCGAAGAATCTTTTTTCACCTTTGTCGTACCCCTTCGCCTCTGGGTATGCGTCTGCTATACCCATCTGCTCTCTCAGGAAGCCCATCTGCTCCACTCTGGAGTCGTACTCTTCCTGAGTTTCACCGTCAAGCTTTGTTATAGCAAGCCCGTAAGAGAATGCGCCGTTACCCTTGAGTCCAACTACATCAAGACCAGTTACAAGTCGCTTCTTGTTATCAAGAGACATTCTCTTAAGCTGATTCTTAGATATGTCTCCTTCAATCTTGTATGGGACCTTTATCGCAGCCACTATCGTTCCACCTTCTACCTTCCCAAATTGCTTTTCTATGTAGTTATCTTTAAGGAATTGGTCTGCATTTTGGTTGAGGTTCTTTGCTATTATTCTTCTGGCAAAGTTGTTTCTATTCTCAAAGTTCTGGTCAAAGTTCTTTGGGTTCGTGTCCATGAGTATATCGACCAGCGCTTGCGCCTCTTGCATCGTCTCCACCTCGAAAGCCTCGGCCCTTTGGTAAGCGTTGTATATTCTTCTGGCGTCAGCTGGTTCCAGCGCATCCATAAGGTCCTTTATGTTTCTTCTCTTGCCCTTGCCCTTGGCGTCAATCATTTCGTTCAGAGCGTCTCTGACCTGCTCGAAGTTTTGATCTGTGACTTGTATTCTTCTGCCCTTTTCAAATCCGAGAGCCCTTCTCACCACGTCTTGGAATATAGCTGGGTTTCCAGCCATAGAAGCCAAATCAAGGACAGAGAAAGTAAACAATACATATCCCTTTGGGTTCTTGCTCTCTGCATCAAGTATTGCCCCTCTTCTGAACTTTCCAGAAACTATGTTAGCCATAGCCTTGTTTCTGTGGCTTGAGGCAATTATCTCCCTAATTCCGTCATTATCAATTCTTTGCGTAAGCTGCATCACGATGCCAGTGCCGATCTGTTCCCCAGATCTGTCGTAACCAAAGTTGATTCCGCGAGCGCCAGCAAATCCCTTGAGGCTATCAATAATTTTCGCGCCTCTGTTCTGAGCCTTTTTCAAGAGCCCGTCTTCTGCCTGAACAGTACGAGCCTTCTTTCTCTTACCTGCGCTGTATCTAATGCTTCCGTCGTTAGTAGCGTCCCCATCCTTGGCCATGTGGTGCGGCGTAAGCCCAGACATACCATAGATTTCAGAGGGCTTCATCTGCTCTATCTCACCTGGGGTGAGGCCAGACTCTTTAAGTGCCTCGAAGTTTTTCTTGGCGACCTCAAGAAACTCTCTTTGGTGCTCAACAGGCTTAAGGCCGAAATCAATCATGGCTCTACCAACAGCCATTGATCTCTCGTCTTCGCTCATATTTTGCATAGCGTCGACGTCCATAACTCCTGGCATGAAGAACTCCGCTCTTGCTCCAGGTACACCAGCCCGAACCATCTCTGCTCTTACGAACCCAGAAAAATCAATGATTTCGCTGCGAATCTTTCTTTTCTCCTCTGCAGCTAACGCTCTTTTCTTTTGAGCCCTATCCGCTGCAGCAAGTCTTCCATGAAGCGCACCCTCCATGCGTATTACGTTCCCGTCTCTATCCGTCTTTGGCTTTGGTGGCTTGATCGTGTACCTCTTGCCATCCTTGATAAAGTACATCTGGGTAATCCTTGCTGGTCTACGACCGTTGGCAGTCATATGGTTAAACCAGTTTCTGAAATGGAAGTAGTCGTTAACCTTAATCTTCTTTTGAACTGTCCTTTCAAATGTTGGCTTGGCCTCGCCTATCTCGACGTATGCGTCCTCCGTGTAAAACACCTCGGTATCCTTGAGATAATTGAACTCGGTTTTTCTTTTCCCGTACGCAAAACGAACCTCACCTAGGTCACCCATCTCGTCCTCAAACCTCTGCTGCTCTGTCTCTTCATCTCCGAGCATTTCTGTTGCCATTTGCTCAAGACGTGCTTCGTACTCAGCTTGAGACTCAGTCTCTCTCTTTTGCATGGACGGCCCCTCTGTTGTGACGCCCTGCTCTCCTCTAGTTGCTCTAGCGAAGTTCTGTGCGAACTTGATGAGCTCTTCTCTGTTCTTAATCTGCGGGTCTCTTTGATCGCCTGGCTGACGACCAAGGAATCGGTCAAGAGCGTCGTTGATAGCGTTCTTAAGTCTGACAAAAAATCTTTCGTCGTTAGCCTCGAAGAGGGATTGATTCTCTGCATATGAAAGCAGAACCTCAACAATAGACTCCTCCTCTACAGCCGCCTGACCTTGCTCCTGATATACAGGGTTGTTTTTTATTTCTTCAAGTATGTTTCTGACGGCTTCATTCTTTTCAGCCATCTCGACAAGAACGCCGTAGATCTGCTTTCTTGCAAAAGCATCATTCCCTATGACGTGTCTCAGAGCAGCGTGTGCAAACTCTTCCTGTACCTCTCTTGCGTTGACGTCTGGTGGGAAGTGAATAACCTTTCCGCCGTGGTCAACGTGACCAAAACCGCCCTTCAGTCCTCCACTAGCCTCGTATGAGGCTCTTGTCTTATGGGCTCTAACCTTATAGCCAGCTTTGCCCAAGGCGTCACCGTATGCAGAGTTGAGGCGGTTAGCCTGAATAGCCGCAGCCACAGACATGCGTCCAGACTCACCGACTTGAGTTTCATCTGTAATGTCAATCAGATCGCCCTTGCCAAGTTCGAGGTCAGCAAAGTCACTATCATCAGTTGTCGGTTCGGCCCTCTGTTCAGCCTTAGGCGCGTCGGCCTTTGCCTCAGACTTCTCCCCAGAAACCTTATCTCTAAAGTCTTGTTCTTCAACAATCTTCCCTGCAACCTTGGCAGACCTCTCATCAATAGGCCTTCCCTCTTGGGTCTCGTCAAATAGCGACAGCTGCTCGGCCTCTTGTGCTTGGCCTTCTGGTGCTGGCTCTGACGACTGCTCTGAGAGCTTTATGTTGTTTCTCTCAAGCATCTTAATAGACTCAGACTTCATCTCAGTCTCGTTTCCTTCGGCGTCAGTAGTAGCTACTGGGGCATCGTTCTCCGCCACGTCAGGACCCTCTGAAGCACCCTCAATAGCTACCTTGGCTCTGTAGAGGTTTTCGTACCTCTTCTTAAGCTGCTCTTTCTCTTCCTTCGTTGTGTTGGGGTCCATGAGCTTGGCCTCCGTGTAAGCCATGTCTCTGTGGATCTTCAGAAGTCTTCTTCTTTGTCCTTCGCTCATGTTGTCGAAGGCCTTCATTGAGCTATCGTCGATAGCCATAAGCTCTGCAGAGATTTGAACCTGCATAGCTTCAAGTCTCTTTCTGTTGTCTGGGTCTCTTTCTATTGAGAGATCATTTTCGATCTCTTCCATCTGCTTTGCGAGCTGACGTCTTCTCTTTATGAAGCTGTTGTGGGCTTGGAATGATGCGTAACCAGACATCGCGCTTCCTGGGGCTGCACCAATGAGTCCAGCTATACCAGCATCAAGCATGTTGTACCAGTTCAGCTCACCTGGCTCCCTACCCATAAGCATGTCATCCAAGATTGGCAGGGCCTGTTGAATCAACTCCACACCAAATTCTTCAGCAAACTCACCGAAAGCATTTTTTGATCCATAGGCCATAGACTTTGCAAGGGACCTTCTCTTCGTCATCTGAGCAAGTCTTTCCGCAGACTCTTTCTTGAGTTTATCTATGGCCTGCCTGTACACTCTAGTCTTTCCGCCAGCAATAGCCCTATCAAAACCAGAAAAAATTCTTCCTAGATAAACCTCGGCTGCGCCGACCAGTGTAGACATTGTAGCCTTTTCTGCCCAGGATTTTGATGGATCCGTGACTTGCTCGCTATTCCAGAAGTTTCCGTATCCACTAACACCAAGAGTTCCAATCATTCTAGCGCTTTCAGCTCTTGTCGTAGCTTTTACAAGCTGATCTGCTCTTCGAGCCGCAGAAGCAGCACCCTTGGTGAGCAGTCCTTCTCCAGCTGGAATTCCTTTCTGTATAGCTTTAGCCCTCCGAAGCCTGTCGGCTGGACCACCAATAATCTTACCCCACCCCCGCATTTGCCCAATGAAGCCAGACGTATAAAAAGACATGCTTTCAAAGAAGTCCGTTGCAGAGATATCATCGTTTAGATATTTCTCCCAAGAACCCATAAACCCGTTTTCGAGATCCTCTAGTGGCATTCTAGCTGCCTCTGCATATGCTACAGCCTTAGCCCTTGCGTCAAGCATTTTAGCTGTTTCAGCGTAACCCGACAACTTCAGTGAAGCATCATCCATTCCGATTAGGTCTAGCCCAGAGCTAACAGCACCTGCGAATCCGCTCACTATGCCTACTCCAGTTCCAGCATATTGTTCCGCAAAAAAGTTTGCTGCGCTTCTCCATGCCCACCCAAGAGCTGGGACATCTGCCAATCTGTATTCCTCTCCTCCTATAATTACGTCCCCAGAGTACAGGGACTTGTACATATCCGCAGAAGCACTCTCTCTAACCGCCTTGTCTACTTCTTGCTGATAGCGATAAAGAGGCGAGTTCTTCATCATAGCAAGGTTTCTGTCCATGGACTCGTCAAGCAAGTACATAAAATCTACATCAGACTCAGGGTTAAACGAAGAAGGGAGCCCAAAGGCTTCGTTCAGCCTGTTTCTTTCTTCTATAAGCTCTCTTTTGTCCTTTTGGATCTGCTTCGAGACTATGTTGTTGACGTACTCAACGTCCCGCTGGTCAATTTCATCACCGAGGTCTGGGATGTCGTAACCCTTGCTATTGAGCAGGTCTATAGTAGCTCTTGCTGATTCGTAATCACCTCTAGCTACAGCGGCCCTAAGCCTCTCATTTGCTTTAGTGGCTTCAAAAACATCAAAAGACCTTGCGTCGTTTTGATTTGACTGGAAGAGATTGTCTACGAGTTCGTAGTTGCCAGCGTCAAGCGCAGCAATCATTTGGTCTGGCATCGCCGTTGGCGACACCGCGTCCTCTGGATCGTAATACTCAATAGCTGGTTTTGCCTTGTCTTCGTATGCACCAGCGCCACCAAAAATACGATCTGCGTTTTCTGGGATGGCTACACTTACGGGTTGTCCATACTCATCCTCTGTAAACATGGATTGTCCATCCCCACGCTCGAAA